AACAAAAAAGGCAACTGATGTTATTGTAAAGATAGTTGAAGTCATTGTCAAGTCTCAAACTACTCCAAAGAAGAGGTGCCCAGTGAGAGCATAAGAAATAGCGCCAGCAACAATGCCGACCATAGCCCAGCGTCCATTCATTTTCTCCGCTTTCTCTGCATAAGGTTCGATGCCATAACGCTCAAGGTCTTCCTTGGTCATATACATCGCGGGTTCTTTGGCAAACATATTCATTTGCCCAAATTCATTTCTTGTTACAGTCATTGTTACATTCGTTAAGAATTGTTACACAATTATATAGGAAAAATAAAGGGGTGTCAAGCACCCCTCTGTATCATATGCTACTTTTTTATGTTAAGAATCACTGACCGATGCGGTTTACAGCGATACGTGATTTGTTGAGAACCGAACCTGCAAGAGGAACATAACCTAAATCATCAGCAATCATTTGTGCCTTAGAACTCAGAGCATAGTTCAGAGCAGCACGAATGTCATCAGTCTTAGCACCATTACCTTTCTTATATGCAAGAATCCAAGTCAGAGTAGAAATTGGATATGCATTTGCACCAGAAGGATTGGGGTTTTCACCAGCAAGATTTGCATCTAGAGTAATGCTGTTCAGAGCAGCAGCACCAGTCACTGCAGAAGGACCAACAAACTTACCTGCTTTGTTTTGAATAACTGCTGCCTTAAGTTTGTTTGCACGAACAAATCCAGTATTCACATAACCAATAGCACCAGGAGTGTTCTTGATAGTTCCAGAGACACCTTCATTACCTTTTGAACCAACACCAGTAGGCCAATTAATAGACTTACCTACACCATAAGTCCAACCACCAAATGCTTCTAGAGAGTTAGTAAAAGCAAAGGTAGTACCAGAACCATCAGAACGATGAACAACTTTGATTGCACCAGCAGCACATCCAACTTGCTTCCAGTCTTTAATACGACCAGCAAAAATATCTACGGTTTGTTTCTGAGTGAGTTTCAGAGTGCAACTGGGATTGTTATAGGCAACAGCAATCGTTCCACCAATCATAGGAATTTGAACGACACCACGCTTTACCTTTGCTGCTTCTGCGGGTTTGATTGGTTCATCGCTTGCTGCGAAGTCAACCGTTCCCGCAAGGAATTGACGAACACCAGCACCAGAACCAACGGACTGATAATTAACCCTACTCCCAGAAGTTCGTGCATAGTCTTGGAACCATCGTTGATAAAGAGGTGCTGGGAAGGTGGCACCTGCACCATTCAAAGTAGATCCAGCAAATGCAGCAGCAGGAGCAAGAGCAAGACCAACAGCAATAAAGTTTTTGAGTTTCATAAAAAGCGAATAACTACGAAGAAATTCTAAAAGAACCAAAAGTAAAGGTCAACTAAGAGTAGGTTAAGGTTTTGTTTTACCAATAAAAAACCACCCCATATAGGGGTGGAAACACTCAGGTTATGAGTAGTTTATCAGAACGTGAATTTGGTTTGGATTACACCACCAAAGTTGGAAGAAGCATCAGTGAATGCTTGGTTGTTAGAAGCATAGAACACTGCAGGAGTAACAGTAATGTTATCGCTTACACGATACTTATAGAATACTTCCCACATCGTTGCATCCTTAGTAAGACCTTCTGCATTGCCAGGTTGACCCACAGCAACACCAGCAGAATTACCTTTAGCAAGTACATCACTCCACTGAAGACCAGCATACCAAGTTTGAGAATCGGTAGCACCAGCAGGAGTTGCTGCACCTTCAGCATTCAGACTTACAGTATTCCAACCGTAACCAGCGGATACGGAGGGAACAATACCAGACTTAGAGGGTTGCCAGTAAGCACTCAGAGCATAACCGTTAGAGGTTTGACCTGGAGCAAGAGCACCAGAAGCACCAGCAACACCATTAAAGGTGCGAACACGGGTGCCTTCAGTACCATAACGATAACCGAATGCAATACCGTAATTAGGAGCACGGTAACCAATCTGTGCCAAGGTATTCAGTGAACCCTTTTCGTTGAACTCACCTTTGGTAGAATCACCACCATTTTGAGCAACATAGTTCAAACCAGCAACGAAACCTTTCTTACCTTGTGACCACTGGGCACCGAAACCAGCACCAGTTGCCTTGTTATAGACACCAGGAGCACCAGCAAGTTGGAAGAAGTCAAGAACTTCCGATTTGTATGCAGTAGGAATCCAGGTCATCTCGGTGTTACGAACCAGAGCACCAGCAGTCAGAGTTACACCTTTAGCAAGTGCAGGGAACTGGTAGTACAGACGGTCAAGAGTGACTGCATTTGCAGTGCTCTCTGCCTTATCCAGTTTGAACAGGGAAGAAGATGAACCAAAGGGTTGACTGGAGAAGTTACCAGAACGCAGACGAGTGCGGAGCAGGTCTTTACCAGTGAACGAAGTATCAAGGTTCAGACGAAGATCATAGTTGAATGCAGTGTTACCAACATTCGTACTTGCAGTTGAACCAGGAGTCCAAGCATTATCTACGCCGCCAAGAACGAAGTTTGCTTCGCCTTTCAATTTGGTAGTGGTTGAGAATTGAGTTGCTTCAAGAGCACCAACTTTGGTTTCCAGAGATGCAACTTTACCTTGAATAACAGTGAGTTCATCACGGAACTCATTAGCAAGACGCTTCAGTTCATCAGTGTTTTCAGTTACACGATCAAGACAGGCATTCAGTAGTGCTGCTGCCTCATAGCGGGTCATTGCTTTTCCACCACTAAAGGTGCCATTAGGATAACCAGCAACGCAACCATAACGCTCTACAAGGTTGCTAAGTGCTTGATATGCCCAATCAGTTGGTTGCACATCAGAAAGTTGAGTGACACTTGTGACCTGCTCAGAGGTGGCATATTGGTTGACTGCTGCCATATTAAGGTCTGCCGCATTCGCAGCAACAGGAGCAACCATTCCCAGAGCAACAGGTGCAAGCATCAGTTGTTTGAGTTTCATAAAAATGTTTTATGTACTATAGGACAAATGTTAAGAATTACAACTGAATTCTTAAGTACTTATTTAGTGTAAAGGAAATCTAAAATTTTGTCAAGTGTTTTGTTGTGTTGCTGAATTTTCGGTTATCCGACCCAAATAAGGATCATAGTCCATTAGGTAATCAATTTTCAATTCATCATTTTTTTGACTCCAGAAATTAAAAAGTCCATCATGACTTGATCGATGAAAAACATCAATGTGCTCTGGATGAATTGAAGACCCCAATTCAATCTTATAAAGAAGTAATGGGATACTATAAGTGTTCCCAGAATTATAAATTAAATCGTCAGCAACTGGACGTGGTTTAACTCCATTATCTAATTTGTACTTATCACCTCTAATATGATGTTTTAATAGTTTTTCTGCATGATGACGATTGATTAGATAACATGCAGTAGAAAAATCATTTACAAATCTCTTATGAAGTCTTACGTGCAGATCTCCTGTGCAAATAATTGCAATCTGAACTACATCCCAATCATAAGGAATTCTGCAATAAAAATCGTTCCAAGTAAAGTCCCAATACTTCACTAAGTCCAAATTGCAATCATCTTCCATAATAATTGCATAAGGACTATCTGAAGTTTCATACCAGTGCTTAATTGCCTTTAGATGAGAAGTAACACATCCAACTTCACCTGAAGACATCATTTCTGGATATCTACCTTTGATAATATCACCTAGATCATCTTCTCTTCCATCATGGGCAGAGATGCGAGTGTAATTTTCAATCTCCCAATATTTAAATTGATCTTCCATATATCGTGCTCTTTCTGGTTGACCATCAAGATTTAGATAATAAATTGGACCAATTCCTTTAAGTTTATAAACTGATTTATTTTTATCCATATCAAATTCTAATCCAACTTGAAGGTATTAAATCTTTTGTATCCTTAGATGCATTATTAGGACCAAACCAATTAATTGGAGAAACCACTTTTTTAGAATTTGCTAACCAAGCACCCCACCAACTAAAAGAACTATTTGCAATAATGTGACCAGAACATAAAGTCATAAGACAAAGATCGATTTTATTATCTTCATTTTCCGAAATCATAAACCTATCTGAGTTAAAAATTTTTTGCTCCATACACCATTTTGGATCATCGGAAAATACTACAACTGTTGTTTTATCATCAAAGTGAGTCAAGGCTTTTTCATAATAATCCAATTGAAGATTATAATGATTTACACTATTTGTCAAATAATCTGTTCTTCTTACGTGCAAAGAAACTGGATTATCTAATCCAGAAATCATCTCTTTGCAAGGTTCAAGAATCTCATCTTTAAAAGTAAAATCTTCTTTAATACTCTCTTTAATGTGCGAAAAGTATTTTTCAGATTGGAAAAATCCAATTAAAGATATATCATTTGGACACTGATTAAATAGAAGTTCATCAAAATGAAAAAATTTCTCTGCTGCTTCTGGAGCATGTCCTCTATCAAGATAAGTAATATTTTGTTTTGGAAGATGAGGTAGATCAAAAACATCAAATAACTGATGTTCAGTCCACTCGTTTGAAAATGATGAAGGAGGAATTCCAAAATCGTACCCTCTACGTGCAGCAATACCACGAAGAGAAGCATACTGAAACATTTGGTTACCAAGTCTTCCTAATTGACCCAGTTTATTAAACGCTAGCATTTCTTCTCTCCTTTACATAATCTTGCTGTTCGTAGTATTTAATCAAAGTTTCTTTATCTTGATTTCTGATCCACTGCCAAAGATTATGATTATCCATAAACTTTGGATTGTGGTAATGAGAATTATGGGTTCGACTATGTTCAAAATGCCAAATCCAATCATTTACTCTACCAACTCTATATCCCAGTGCATTAAATCTATAATAGAATTCACAGTCCTCAGCCCCCCAGGATAAGAAATTTTCGTTCCACATGTATCCTTCAATTACCTTCTCTCTATTATAAAACTGAGTCCATCCAATTGTTGATGATTCAGTTCTACATCTATTAACAATCAGATTTAAATCAAACTCCGAGTCTAAAAATTGATTAAAAATTTCGTCGGGATAATCTACTTGATATTGATAGACACCACATCCATAAGGATAGACGACATCACATTCATCATTTTTTATAACATTATAAGATGCAATATGACTTTGAACTGGATAAATCACATCAACATCATGACTTGCAACAACTTTCGTATCACTCATCATGATTAAATCATTTAGATATTTTGTTTTATGAAAAATATCACTATCACTCATCTCAAATATATGAGTGAGATTTGTAACGTCTGAATATTTACTAATCAGAGGAAGAGCATGTTCATTAAACACCGAATTCTTATCAACCTCTTTGATAAGAACTTTAGCCTCAGGAATTTTTCTAAGCAAATATGATACTGAGGTAATTATATTTTTTAATCTGTCTTTAGATTCTATTTTTATTGGTAAGATATATGTTAAATCCATTTCACTCTTCAATCCATTTATCGGGAATAAGATCACTCATATCATAGTGATTAAATTGAGGACCAAACCAATTCTTAGGAGCAACAACAGTTTTATTTGGATTATCAATTAACCATGCTCCCCACCAAGAATATGATGAATTAGCAATGATTGCATCTGTGCAAAGAGACATCAAACACAAATCAGTCCAAGGAACTCTCTGACCATCGGAAAATTCATCCGTAGTTTCTGATAGAATAAATCGATCAGGTTTAAAGAAGTCTTGTTCCTTACACCACTCAATTACATCAGAAAAAACAACGACAGGAATGTCTTCTGGAAAATGAGATAGTGCTCGTTCGTAATAATCCCAAGTTTGAACTGGATGTGCATTTTGAAGATTTACATATGCCCAAGGAAGTTTTGGATCACCTCTTCGAATATGAAGAAAAATCTTTCTACCTCCACCAAGACTATCAATCATCTCCTTGCAAGGTTTATAAATCTCATCTTGAAATTGAAAGTCTTGACGAATTTCTTTTTCGATATTTGAAAAGTATTTTTCAGTCTGAAAATATCCATCAAGATTTACATTATCTGGACAGTTATTAAAAAGATCTTCGTTAAAATGAAACTCTTTCCAAATTGCCCAAGGAAACTCTGTTGAAACCCCGTGATGTTCTGGAGTTGCATGAGTAAGTTTAAATGTATCAAACATACAATAGTTATTCTCACATCCAAACTCATCAACTCCTGAAGTTCCTGGAGGGGGAACAGACCAATCAAATCCACGATTTGCAGCAATACCTCTTAGCGCGGCATACTGAAACATTTGGTTACCAAGTCTCCCCGATTTTCCTAACTTATTAAAAGTGAGCATCAAATTTTCTCCCAACGTTCAGGAACAAGATCTTTTAAATTAAAATGGTCATAGGCTTTTCCAAACCATTTCTGAGGAGCAATAACTTTACCTGCATCATTTTGCAACCAAGCACCCCACCAACTCATACTACTATTAGCAATTATACCACCTTTACATAAACTCATCAAGCATAGATCCCAATAAGGAACCAATGACTGCTGAATACTTCCATCACCAAGTTTAATCTTGTTTGGATATTTAACATGATTCTCAGAGATCAAGAATCTGTCTGGTTTTAAAAATTCTTGCTCCTTTACCCAATCAAGAGTATCAGAAAACACAAGAACTGGAATATCATTATCAAATTTTTTTAGTGCTTCAATATAATATTCTGAACTTAATGTAGGATGATGATCTGGTGTTGCAACATAATCACCACGTCTAATATGTAAAAAAATACAATCACCAACAGATTCTATAATTTCTTTACAAGATTCAAAAATATCATCATTGAAGGTAAAGTCTTCACGAATTTCTTTATCAATATGCTTAAAATATCTTTCAGATTGAAGATACATATTAACATTTACATTATCCGGACAATTGTTAAAAAGATCTTCATCAAAATCAAATCTTCCAGTATCAATTGTTTGATAGGTTCCAAATCCCTTATTTTGGGGTTTTACATTGGACATTTTAAAACACTCAAATAATCCATAGTTGCAAGTAGACTCTGCATCCTCTGGAGGAATAATCCAATCAAATCCCCGATTAGAAGCTATTCCTCGAAAACTAGCATATTGAAACATTTGATTTCCCAAACGTCCATTAGATCCTAGATTATTATAAGTTATAGCCATATTCTTTACTAATCTCTTTAAAAACTTTTGCAATACCTTTATCTAGAGATGTTTTTGGCATCCACCATCCCATTATATAATTGTCAGCTTCGTTTCTCTTATCCAACTGAACACTATCTTTTGCTAGTCCGGGTTTAATCTTAACATCATACAGTTCAAGCAAATTAAATTGTCCCTGAATCATTTCAGCAACAGATTTGATAGAATCACTACGGAAAGAAGTAACGTGTAGTGGATCTGTTGATTTAAAGTCACTATAACAATTCATTATTGTTTCCAGTGCTTCACAGCAATCCTCTGCATAAAGAAATTGCCTTTCCTCAGTACCATCAGTCAGCATTTCAAACTGACCTTCTTCAAAACCTTTTCTGATAAAATCGGTGATGACATGAGACTTTTCTCTGTCATTCTCTACACCATACACATTCCAGAATTTTACAATGAGACCATTTAGAGATTTTGTATACAACTCTCCTACATTTTTAAGAACACCATAAGGAGAGTAACTCATATTACTCATTTGAGAAGATGCAAAAACAAATCTTTTATTGTATTTTTTCAAATATCCAAAGACGTTTGCCATCAAACGAGTATTATTATTAATAAATTCAAAAGTATGTTGATACTTGGCAAGATAACGTGATCCACCAACATCAAATGCTAGGAAGAAAACAAAATCTGAATCAGATATTTTTTCTTCCAAATCCAAATTGGGAATTATCGATCCATCTTGTTCAGAACCATTAACAATATCAAATTCATAAACTTGATGTCCTTTTTCAGAAAGATAATTTTTTAGGTACGCACCAATCTGTCCTTCAGATCCAAGAATAGTTACTTTCATTTCAGTTTATCCAAGATGAAAAATCTTTATTAAAGCGTTCAACTGCTTCATCTGTTTTGGGATGGAGAGCCATCTCTTGAATAACTGGTAGCCCAGTTGTTACAATGTCTGCACCATAGTCCCAAGCATCAGAAACATCTTGCTGAGTACGAATACTACCAGCAATAATCTGAGTATCTAGTCCATTTTCTAGAATATATTTTTTTGTACGATTCAAAACTTTTTCAACATCTCCACCGTGTTGTTTCAAACGGCAATAAAAAAGAGAAACATACTTTGCTCCAGCAGATGCACAAAGATGAAGTTGCTGCTCACTATAGCAAGCAGTGGCGTTAATTCTAACACCAGTATTTGAACAAGTTTTGATCGCTTTAAGTTCCTCAAATCCAACAGGAATTTTTACATGAAGTTGAGGACAAATGTTAGAAAATTTTTCATAAATTTCACATGCTTGTTTAACAATTGCATCATATCCTTCAGCAAAAACCTCAACACTCAAAGACAAATTTTCAGAACCACAGTATTCAGCAAGTCCTTGAATCAGAGAATCAAAACTTCCTTTTGGTTCTTTAGCAATAATTGATGGGTTAGTGGTAACACCTTGAATGGAACCCATTTCATTGGCTTCAATAATTTCAGAAAGATTTGCAGTGTCAGCAAAAAGATAATTCATTCGTCCTCTTTAAATAGATAAGTTTTTCCATCTTCAACGATGTTTGAATCTTCATCATCGTCTTTATTTGACCATTCTATCACAACTGTGTCTTCTAATGCAATACGCATATGCATAAGACCAGGAGGGATATGGAACACATCCCCTGTTTGTAAAATGATTGATTTATTTTTGGCACGACCAATTCTCATACCAACTTTAAGTTTACCGGATTGAATATAATAATATTCATCCTTCGTAACATGATACTCCATACTACTTTGAGTATCTTTTTTCATAAAGACTTCTTTTAAGGTAAAGTCATCAGAAGCAAATATAGTAGTTATATAACCCCAATATTTTTCTCTTCTTTCTTCACATTTTAAAATTGGTGGAAGTTCTTTTCTTCCATAATTATTGTCCGTAGTATTTGTTGATTCCATTTTTTCTTTCAAAGTGTTTAGTATAAAGAACTTCACTCAAATGAGTTAATTCAATTTTTGGATTAATTCTAGTAGTATAATATGCCATTTCTGCGACTTCTTCTAAAACCAGAGCACAATCTAAGGTTCTCTTAGGAGAATCAGAAAAGACCATTGATCCATGACAAGGTAAAAGAATTGCTGGTATATTTAATGGATTAATTTTATGAAATTGAAAATAATCAACTACGCTTTGACCAAGGTTTTTTTCATATTGAGATAATTCTTTTTCTTCAAGTTGTCTTGCTAAAGGAATATCTGATAAAAAATAATCAGCATGAGTTGTTCCCAAAATGGGAATTGGTTTTAACGCTTGAGCCCAAGACGTAGCAAATTTTGAATGGCTATGTATTATAGATTTTATTTCAGGAAATGCTTTGTAAATTTCTAGATGAATATCTGTATCGACAGATGGTTTCATTCCAGAAATTTGCTTTCCAGTATAAAGTTCTATGATGGAGATCTCACTAAAAGTGAGATCATCAAAACTTACTCCAGATGGTTTAATTGCAATGTATTTTCCATCTTCGGAAAGAACGCTTGCATTTCCCCAAGTTAACTTAACTAAATTATTTTCTTTTAAACTCTTATTTAAATAAAGACAATCTTCAATTGTTTTGTTCATGAAAATCACTTGAAACATACTTTGCAGATTGTTCATTAGCAAATTCTGGATTACCAGATGCTAAAAGAGCTGCGTAAAAACAATCTCCTGCACCAATTGTATTTAGAACTTTATCTACAGGGTACGCTGGATAACTAATTCCATTCATTTCGCAACCAGAATCACCTTTTGTAACACAAATGTTTGTTTTTCTATCAACGTAAGTAGACTCATTTTTATTGCAAACGATATAATCAATATCCCAATACCTATCATAATTAGAAGACTTACTTGATATCTGAGAAGATGCATAAGTAATCTTTCCAGATTTTGTACAGTTTAGAATAAAAGAATCTGTAATAAATCCACATCTGTAGTCAGCAAAAGCAATAATATCAAACTCAGATACATCATAGTCTAATAATAAAGAATACGAAAACTCTTCATTTACATTGTTAACTTGAAGATATTTGTATGTTTCATCTCCGTGATGCACCCAGTATCTTGTTTTTATATTATTGTTACCTTGATAAAAATTAAGAACTTTAACAGTGGGATTATTCTGTTCAAATAAAAAATTATGTTCATCTGACAGAGATGTCATAAAGGTTACATCCCTATTAAATGTTGCTAAAAATTTTGCAACATTCGCAGCTCCACCATAATTAATTTTACTATGACTATAATTAGTTTTTATAGTTGGAGATTCCAATGAGAGTCCAGATGCTTTTAGGTAAACATTTTCATCAATGATAGTATCACCAACAACTAAAAATTTTAGATTTTCTCGCACGTTTCCATACTCCGAATCTTTTGCATAGTATTAGTTGTAGAATAATCACCAACTAATGGATAAACTTTTACTTGAATATTTTCGGGTATAACATCTCTTTTTCTGACTTCATCGGCAGTCCACTCAGACCCCTTAACAATTACGTCGGGCAGTAATGTTTCATAAAGGTTTTGGAGTTCATCTGTGGAATTAAAAACAACAACCTCGTCCACATACCTATTCGCTTCTAAAACCTTCCTGCGGTCTTCTTGATTATTGACTGGTCGATTGTTTCCCTTCAATTCTTTCACTCTGAGATCAGAGTCAATAGCGACAATGAGTTTTGTTCCTTGACTCTTAGAAAATTTAAGAAGCTCAATGTGACCTTTATGAAGAATGTCAAACACTCCATTCGTCAAAACAATGCCAGTATGGGAATCAATTTTTTCAACTCTTTTAACATGACGACCCTCTCCCCATGCTTCATCTAACCACATTTTAGTCATCTCTCTCATTTCAATCTGAGAGGATAACCAAGATCCCAAGCAGAGTACATTTGAATTATTATGTTCTCTAGACTTAACTGCTGTTAATTCATTATGTGCAAGAACAGCACGAACTCCTGAAAACCGATTAGCAACAATGCTCATACCAACACCAGTTCCACAAATAAGGATTCCCCTATCTGCTTCCCCACTTCCAACAATTGTAGATAACTGTGCTGCATAATCAACATAATCTACACTAACTTCTGGTGTATAAGGTCCAATATCAATTACTCGATAACCTTCACCTTTAAGATATGTTTTTAGTTGTTGCTTGTTTTCAACACCATTATGATCAGATGAAATAATAATTGTTTTCATTTTAAAATTCTTCCTCGTTTGGACAAAGTTCTCTCCAAGTATCCCTATCATACTCGATAAATTCCCAAGGTTTCTTGAACAAATTATTGATTTGAGAATTGGAAAATTTATAATGTCTTGGATGACAAGTCATTTTTTTAGACTTCAAGTTTAGAGTTTCAATTACATACAAGATAGAAGTATCTACCGTATGAATTTCTTCCGCATTTTCAAAAATCCAAGCCCAATCAAAAACTGTCACTCCTTCAAAAATTTCCAGTTTAATAATTTTTCCATCGTAATTCTTTGGAATAGAATTCACAACTCCATTGTGTTTTTGACCAGGACCGTAAGTATCATTATAAAAAATAAAAGGTTCTCCCTCTGACAAATTAAAATGCTGTCGAAGTGCATTTTCTATATCAGTATTTCTATCATACTTTACATAATCTGCCCAATCACTCCAATCCATTCCAATGGAAGTATATTTTATCCTCATCAACTCAGTATCACTTCTATGAGTCAAATCACATAATTTAATAACTTCTCCACCCCTAACATTTTTAGGAGATGAAGGTCCGATTACTGCGGATGTTTTAACTCTACTAATTCCATTATTCCAAAAAGTTGGAGCAACCTGCCAATAGACAGTCCCTTTTTTGGATAACTCTTCTGCTATTTTTATAGTAAACAAGATATCACCAAGACATCCAGGTTGATCAATACAATAATCCATATCAAACATCAAAAAGTATATTTACAGCTCTTTTGTTTTTACACTCAAATTTTTTCCACACTTCCTCTTTAACATACTTAGGATTAATATACCAGTCCTCAAACATATCTTCGTCTGTTATATGACACACGTTTTCGCAAACAAGAATATATCCATTTTGTTGCATAATATCCTTCATATGATTTTTTAGTTCGTAACCCCTACTATAGAGATCATGCTCAAATGTTACGACTGAAAAATCAAACTTAGAGAAGTTGATTTTATCCAAAACAGCATAGGTGGCTGATTCTGAATCGATATCAATTTGCAAGTAGTCAACGTGATTGTTGTCATACTGACTTAACAAGTGATCATAATCAATCAATGATGCATCGTTTTGAAAAACTGGGTTCTTCCTAGATTTTTCAAAAACTTTAGTTCTAGCAGGATCAATATCTACAGAAACACCAGTCCAATCAAATTCTGTTTCCAACAAATATGTATTATTAATTTCAACAGGGTAACTGCATCCCAACTCCAGATAAGTACCTTCTCTTTTTTCTTCTAAAACACTTAATACAAAGATATCTTGAAAAGCCTGAGAATAAGAAGATGTTGCAGAAATATCATGCTTTAGTTCACCAAATCCCCAATGAATCATTTCCTCAGGAGAACTTGCGTTTTCAACAGGAGTATATTCTCTCCAGTTTGGATTTAATTCTGGAAGTCTTCCAATTGTTCTTATTTTTGTCATCTTATTTTAATATTCCCCAATAGTCTACTACATTTACTCTAGTATAGTCAAATTGCTGATATCTTTTATCTGGATGCATAATAACAACTACTTCAGAATTATCAATACATTCTTGAACTTGATTGCAGGTTTTGACTTTCATATTTTGGAAAAAGTCCAAATTTTCAAAAGTTTCCTCAATAAAATCATGGCAGTAAATTTCTTTTCCATGCAATTTGAGATCCATTATTAGGTTAACACTTGGAGATCCAATTGTTACAGGAGAGTTTGGTTTAAAAGAAATACCTAAGATTGCAATTTTTTTATAGGTCTTAACCTTATCAAAAATACTCTGATAAACCATAAAGTTTACTTCTTCTGCAAAAATCAAATGCTTTGCAATTTTTTTCCTATCTTCAGCAAACTTAATAAAAGCAGTAGTATCTCTCGGGAAGCAAGTTCCTCCATAGGGAGTACCGTATCCAAAAAAGTATGGAGATATTCTTTTATCTAAACCAATGGTACTAGTGATGTTATGAACATCTACATTTTTAATTCCATCACATAGTTGTCCCAAAAAATTAGCAAATGTAATCTTATTTACGATAAAAGCATTTAGAGCAACTTTAGAAATTTCTGCTTCCTCAAGAGTTAGAATTCTTTCTGGTGGATTATTTTCATGAAACCCTTCCCAAATAGATTTGGTAAGATCTACATCTCGATCATTGTTTGCGCCAACTAGGAAAAATTCTGGATTCCTAAAGTCTTTGATTACACTACCAAGTTTTACAAAATCAGGAACGTAAGAGAACCCAAAATCTTGCTCATACTTTTTACCAGAAACATCCTCAACCAATTTAATGAGTTTGCTAATAGTTCCAGGAAGAACTGTGGATGAAAGAACTATTAAATGATAGTCTTTTGTAGAGGTTTTAAATTGTTGAGAAAACTCCTCTAATACTTTTTCAACAATTAGAGAAGAATATCCACCATTTTCATCTTGAGTATTAACCAATATGATTGTAGAATCAGTCTTTTCAAAAATATCATCATAAGAATCTGTAAATCCGATAAAGTTTGAATAATCAAAAACTTCATCAAGTTCAGGTTCATAAAAAGGCAACTCTTGCCGATTTAATTTATCAATGAAATATTTGTTTTTATCTATTCCTAAAATTTTATTTCCAGAATTTGATAAACATGATGCTAAAGGCAATCCAAGTTTTCCCAATCCAATAAAACTAACATTCATAATCAATCTTTTTCCATGAACTCTTTTATAGACTCTACTATGTAGAGATTTTCTTCTTTGGTCTTTCCAGCAATTCTAACAAAAGTATTGCGATCAATTCCCATTCCTATCTTATCATCCATACTTCTGACATAGATTCCTTTTTCAATCAACATCCAACAAACAAAATCAAAAGATTTTTTTGTCTTGAGATCGATTAAGAAAAAGTTGGTTTTCGAAGGATAAACATCAATTCCATCAATTTTAATTAATTCATTATAAAACTCATTAAATTCATCCAAAAACTTAACTCTTGTTTTTTCATAGTCATCAATAAATGACTTATCAGAAAGTAAACTAAAAAAGTATTCAGAAATTCCATTAGAATTCCATAGGAAACCTTTTTGAATGGAGTATTCAACTTTTTCTTTTGACATTATAGCATATCCACACCTGATTCCAGCAATACCGAAATCTTTAGACATACTCTTAATAACTACTAGATTTGGATATTCTAGAACCAATTCACCAACAGATACAGTATTAGGGTCTTCTTTTGAAACAAAATGAAGAAAACTTTCATCGATTATAATTGTATCTAAGTGTTTTAGTTCAGATAAAATATCTTTAATTTGATTTTTAGAAATATAATGGCCTGTTGGATTATTTGGATTTACAAGAAGTAAATTATTTGAACCAGTTCTTTTTACTTCTGATACGACATCTTCAAATGTTGTTAAAGGTTTTTGACTCTGAACAATTTCACATTCCTTGTTAAATTCATAATAAGATGAAAAGGTAGGAAGTCCTATTAGCATCTTACCTTTCATATTGTTCATAACCTTTTCAATGATTTCGATTGCACCATTTCCAACTAAAATATTTTCAGCAGGAACATCAATGTAACTCGAAATCTTTTTAGAAACAAATTTATTTTGCTGCGGATAAAGTTCTAAGTAGTTTCGAATATTATTTGAAGAGATTAGGTCTTCATTGAATTTTCTAAGAAAAAGATCTGTGGCGTAAGGATTGCTCAAAAAACAAGCATCAATGTTACATTGAATTTCTGGAATATATTCTATAATAGTATTAATACTAGGAGAGTGTGTGCCATTTTGCTCCTTCAATTCATACAACTTTTTATACAAATCCTCTGTAGGAGTTTTGTTGGAAAGATTATTAATAATACATCTAATTTTTCCAGTAGACTCATTTCTCTTAATTTCACGAACCTTGTTTATTTTAAAGTTTAGATTTCCAAGACGTGATGTAAGACCTTCTCGAATTTGAGGAATAGTTTGTTCAGTGTACTTAGAACTTCCAACAAAACTAAAGACAACTTCTTTCCTACTCTTTTGAACGATTTGGAACATTGAAACACCAGGAACTCTTTTATCAATCCAACTATAAAAGTTTACTCCAGGTAATCTAGATCCATCTTCAGCAATCAAAATATCACTTGTTCTTCCATTGATTGAAGAAACCTTATCAAATCCTTTTGCATCAGGATTTAAAACTACACTATCCTCTGTTCTATATCTAAGAAAAGGCATGTAATAATTTAAAAATCCAGTTCCAACTATAGTATGAGTCCCATCTCCTTCATCAACATATTCAGTGATACCATACTGAGGGACCTCGTAATATCTTCCATCATCCTCTTTTTGATACATAAAAGAAACTTTTTCTATTGCACCATAATGAGCAACAGGAACAATTCCAAATACTTCAATTATTTTACTCCTCCACTCAGGTAGCATCATTTCAGAAGAAACGTGAATCTTTTGAATATGATCAAGTTTAAGATTATGTTCCTCACATAAACAAGCCAGGACATAAGCACTTGATGGATATGCAACCAATGTGTGATATTTTTTGGAGTTAATTTCTTTAATGTAATTGTGAATTGTATCATCATTTAGATGATACGCAGACATATAAAGTCTTTTTAGTTCATAGTCATAATACCAAAGATCAGAATCTCTCTCTACTGGAACATATCTCCGTAACCAAACACTTGGTTTATCATACAAATTAGCATCATGCTTTTCATAGGCACGAAGAACAAAGGCAGCCTCTTTCTTATAGACATCATCAGTTCCATAAAAAACCAATTTCTTACCAGTAGAACCACTTGTTCTAAACTCATAAGATTTTTTGTCTTTCATATTTGTAGAGATTAGATCGTTTAGATTTTCTCTAATAATATCTTTAGTAAGAAATGGAAGTTTTGTGATGTCAGATAACTTTTGAAAATCATCTGGAGTTAACCCTCTATCACTAAAAACTTTAGTATAGTATGGGACATTTTCATAACAATGATTGATCAACTTTTTAAACTCTTTAAGTTGATAATCTTCAAGTTGCGCTTTACTCCACTGTTCACTTTCTAAAAGAAAATTATAGGTTTCATTAAAAACTCTTCCATACCTTTTAGAAAAAGGAACTAAGTTATAATAAAATCTCTGGATAAAGAAAGGAGACTTTTTAATTAGAGATTGTAGACTTGCCATTAAAGAAATCCTCAGAATTTATTGCTTTATCATCAACATAATAATCAGCAGAAAATTTCACCCCTGTTCTAAGAGAAGTAAATTTAAGACCCCAAGAACGAAGTTGATCAAAAGTTTGTTCGTAATGATTTATTTTTGAACTACAACCTCTGGCAGTCTCTATTATTATAATATGACCCTCTTGCCATAATTTGTTTACAAAATCAATTCTATCATAATATGGAGTTGCTTCATAGTAGTTCCATTTACCATCCTCTCCAAGTTGAGTATCGCATAGAGTGTGATCTAAATCGATTATATATGTCTTTTTCATTTTTCTACGATAAAGTCTTCGGTAACAAGAAAATCAAGTTCAGTTTCTTTAAGAACAAAGAAAGCATCTTCATAAGTAGTTAATATTGGTCTACCTTTGATATTAAAGGAAGTATTTAATATAACTGGAATTTTTTCAATATTATTCATCTCAGTTAAAATATCATAAAACAATTCATGTTGCTCTTTTCTAACTGTTTGTAGTCTACTTGTATTATCTGCGTGAGTGATAGATGGCAACAACTCTCTATACTTTTCTTTTACAACAGGAGCGTAACTCATATAAACAGACTCATACGCATCATCAAAGTAAAGATTTCTATCTTCATATCTACAAACAGGAGCAAAGGGTCTAAACCATTCTCTAAATTTAACTTTAGAGTTCAGCACATCCTTCATGTCAGCAAAAGAAGGATCGCAGATGATACTTCTATTACCCAATGCTCTAGGTCCAACTTCAGAATATCCTCTAATAATACCACCAATTTTACCTTGAGATATTAAATTTACGATCTTTTCTACCGAAACATCTTGAAATTTGAATTGTGATTTATATTCTTGAATTTTTTGTCTATCTAGAATATCAAAATTTCCATATACAACTGGATCTATTTTTTCTTGAACTTCTAAAAGATATTGTCCGAGAGATAATCCACAGTCATTTGGATTTGGTGGAACATAGAAATTATAATTTCTCTCATTTAGATATTTTTTTAGTTTTTGATTAACTAAAACATTAAGAGCACATCCACCAGTAAAAACTAAATTTGTAGTTTCTTTATATGAAATGATTTTTTCTAAGAGAGAAAATACTAATTTTTCAAAAGCATACTGAGATGTAGCAGCAAAATCGAAACTCATTTGACCACTCAATGAGTCTTTAGATAGATCAATTCCCAATTTAAACTGTAAAACATTAAAGTTATCAGATTCAGTATGATTTTGATACGTAGAAAAGAATTCAACTAGTGGTTCAATCCACTCATCTACAATATTACCATATGCACATATTCCCATAGTTTTTCCTGCCCATGCCAAACCATTACCAGTTTTAGGAATTTCTGAGATTGGAACAGCAATAGCCCTATAGGCACACCCAAGATTAATATCAACTCTATCATATGGAGTGATTCCATTATTATCACCATAAAAGAATCTAACGGTGGTGGAAATGTTATCATCAACTCCACCACCATCAACAGACAAAATTAATGCTTCATCAAATGGTGACTGGTAGAATCCACATGCTGCGTGAGAGATGTGGTGCCATACTTGTTTTCTCTTGGAATTGGGGAAATGTTTAGTAAAGATTGGATCATCTTTCTCTGTAAATCCATTGTAAAGAATGACTTCAGGTTCAGAAATTATATTGTCCTTAATATAAGAATAGAATTGATCTCTAATAATATCATCTGTGCCTAGATCATCATGCTCTGCATTCTTTCCAAGAGCAGCATATCTGATATTAGAAATTCTTTCATATTCCAGAACTCTTAATTGATTATTTTTATCAACAAAGGTGACATTAGAATCATGAGATCCATACAAACTTAAAACTTTATGGTCTTTTACACTTTTCATTTTAAATAATTTCTATAAATATAATCTTCTATGGTCTGCTCAGTCAGAGCAATTTCATAGTTTTCTTTCACTGCATCATAATGGTCTTTATAATATTCTTCTGTTAAGCATTCTGAATTAAAAGAAAGAACTCCATTTTCATCAGGAAGAATCATAATTATACCATCAATATTATAGAAATCACCAATATCTGGAGCACCATAATAAATTGGAATTGTTCCAGTCAAGAAACAATCATGAATCTTTTCAGTGTAATAAGATTCGTAAGAATCATTCTCAAGACAAAACTGGAACATATAATCTTTAAGAGTTTCTAGTTTTGTAGGTGCATACTTAAAGTCTGCACCATAACCATACATATCAACTTGTCCTGTCTTCTCCAACTCTCTTGCAAATTCTAAGCGAAGTCTATGCCCTTCACTCATTACCTTATCAGAAACACAGCAAGAAACTAATTTTGTTTTTTCAAACAAACCATTTTCTTCAACAAGCGCCCCTTGACCAGGAATAAATTTAAAGAAGTCGGGATTACTTTGAATTAACTCTTTGTCGTGAGTGAAAATATATTCATAGGCATCAATATATGGTTGAGGATTTCTTTTAATTTCTAAAGTCGTAGGATTATACCATCTAGGTTCAAAAAGAATTCCATACTTTTTTGAGCTCTTTTTATCTTGCAATCCAAGAGCAATTAATCTTTCAGTATAAAAAGTTTCATCTCCCTCAGAAAGATTATTAAAAGTTTTCATATAGTTTCCATGACCTTCGTGAATCCATTCAACATACTCAGGTACACGGTTTAGTGCAATATATCCATTTTGTTTTCCAAGTTGACACGTTCCCTTATAACAAAAAGTATCGTCAACTAATTTAAACTCTTTTTTCATTATTAACTCCCATTAAAGTCCATTAAATTGTAAAAGATCAGAAAATAAACTAAAACTAACCGAAGGATTCATCGATAGAGCTCCCAAAAACATATTACTACTAGATCCAATAATATGGTTACATTTACTCGAAAGAATTACATCCATTAAGCAATACTCAATCTCCTCAAGATAATCTTCATGATTCATTGTTTGACTTACTCCAATCCAATCAATGTCATGTGAAAGTCTTTTAGGTCTTTCTGGTACAATACATTTATCTCCAAAAACTTTTACAAATTCATCAACAAATGGTTGAACTTGAGTAGTGATTAAAACACTATCATAATCATCCATTTTTAATTTAACATCACTAATAATAGATTCTAACATTTGTTGTGGTCTATGTCCATATCCCTCATAGTGTAGTGATGTTCTTACCATTGCACATAATGTTTTGTTTGATAAGATATTTTCTTCTGATTCAATTTTTTTATAAAATGAATCATTTAGTTTAAACTTTGACCAACTTTTATTATATAAAGATCTAATGTCATTTAAAATATCTGGATCTTTATATTGTTCTTTATAAAATCCTTTACCAGAATACTTGGATAAACAATATGGTATTTTTATTTCGTTAATATCAGAAGGATAAAGATGAGTAAAAAGATATTCTTCTGGATATTTTTCGTTTAGAATTTCACTTTCTTCAAAAAATTTCAAATAGAAGTTTTTCTCCAAAAAATTTTCAGGAAGATCTTTAGAAGAAACTAGATTTCCAACCAAATATTTTTCATCATAAATTCCAGTTTTGTTGGTTGTATGAAAATGAAGTTTGATATTATTTTCTTCACATACAGACAACCAAGAAAAAAACCCTATGAGAGTGCTGAAAACACCAGAAGAATTTGTTATTACAAAATTTTCCAAAAATCAACTCCTGTTAACAATTTGCTCAGAAATCCAATTATAGGTTTTACGAATCCCTTCTTCAAGAGTCTGAGAATAATCCCATCCAAGTTTTTCGCGAATCAAATCATTATTCGAATTACGTCCACGAACTCCAAGAGGACCATCAATATGATTCTTTCCTACTACTTTACCAGAAACTTTAGCAGCAGTATCTACAAGTTGGTTAATGGTAACCATTTCTTCAGAACCAATATTCACTGGTCCAATGAAATCAGATTCCATCATTCTACGTGTTGCTTCAATACATTCGTCAATGTACAGGAAGGAACGAGTTTGTAGACCATCTCCCCACACATCGATTGTTCCACCTTCCTCTGGAAGGTAGGCAACTTTACGGCAGATTGCTGCAGGTGCTTTTTCTCTTCCACCTTCCCAGGTTCCTTCTGGTCCGAATATATTATGGTATCTAGCAACACGTACAGCAATATTATAGTTGCGATGATAAGCAAAGTAGAGACGTTCCGAGAACAGTTTTTCCCATCCATATTCAGAATCTGGGTTAGCAGGATATGCGGACTCTTCACGACAATCTGGATTGTCTGGGTCTAGTTGATTATGCTCTGGATACATGCAAGCAGATCCAGAATAAAAGATTTTGGTTTTGTTTACACCTTTAGTCTCATTTAGTTGGTGCTGCGCTTCAAGAACGTTCAGATTAATAGTTGCAGAATTATGCATAATATCTGCATCATTCTCACCAGTGAAGACAAATCCAGCGCCACCCATATCAGCAGCAAACTGATAGATTTCATCAAAAGGTTCAGCAAACTTATCTACAATCTGTCGATAGAAATTACCAAGATATCCAGTAAAACGAAGGCATCGCTCAACGAATCTCAGGTCTCTTAAATCTCCTTGAATAAATTCATCTGCCTCAGAAATTGAATATTCTGGGTACTTAAGGTCTACACCGCGAACCCAATATCCTTCTGCCTTCAATCTTTTTACCATGTGGCTTCCAATAAAACCACCAGCACCAAGTACAAGTGCCGTCTTTTTATAATCACTCATAGATTAATAAATTTCTCTTAGTATATATTATACAAAAAAAGAGGAGTTTATGCAACTCCTCTTAATAAATTCAGGCTCGCCACTTGCCCTTTGACTGGAGGCAAGAAACCAGGCGGAGAAAGAATTCCCCATCCGCACCACTTGCTCTTGAGAGAAGCAAGAAACTCATAGGGGTCATACTTGACTCCACCACTTAGTTTTGTGAAACTAAGAAAAGTTGGGTTAACTTTGATATCTCGGTAATACCAAAGAATGCACATAAGAATAATACATCCCAAAGTTTTAGTTTAATTGCAAAAGGTACTGTGAGTAATCCCCCAACAACTTTTATCATTAAACCATATTTAAATTCTCCCCATAGCATAGTTTGATAACCAATTATGAGAAGAATGTTTCCAATCCACCGAAGCAAATCAGATTTAGACATAAGGGGTTTTGCTCCCGACCAGTGCTGTTAAAGTCCATCCGTGACTATTTACTATACAAAAGAACACCATCCAGTTGAAATGTATTTTGTTTCTCTATTTGAAACAATTCCATAATGGCTATGTGTCCATCCTGAAGGCCATATTAACAGATTTCCTGCTCTTGGATTTGCTTTAAACTTTTGTTGTGGCCAATATGTTTGTCCACCATCCTTAACATCATTCAAGTAAATCATCCAAGCAAGTAGTCTTTTTGAATCAAAGTTACTTTTACCATTCTCCATATGTTCTCCAGAATATGACATTCCCGGATAGTATTTTTGAAGATTATAATACTCATCTATTTTCCATGGATCACATACTTCAGATAAAAATGGATGTTTTTTGACATACATTTTTATACAAGCACGCAAACACTTAACTAAAAATTGATGAGGAGTATTATAGATTGAACATGGTTTAGAGTAGTAAATATTTTCTCGTTTAGTAAGATCAGAGGAATCAATGTAATTAATAATTTCTCCGCATTCTAAATTACTTAATGCTCTTTTTTTTAAAAAAATGTACTTGTCTCTAATCTTTAACATAACAAGGAACTCTGTCAGGATCTAACCATTTTGCATACTCAATGTCTTCCATTGCAGTAGTACATTGTAGACCATTATCAAAAAGATAAATGTCATTCCAGCGTTTAGTGTACTCATTCTGTTTTTGCATACGGTAATCAGGTTTACCGTTGATTTCAAGAATACCAACTTCCACAAAGCGATATCCTTCACGTTCCAAAAGAACTTTAGTTGCCATTAGTTGATGTAAATATAATCCAAATGTTGTTGTTTAAACGTATCAATTTGTTCTTGTGTCTCAAAGAACTTACGCAAAACAACATTTGGAAATTCTGCGTATTGATACTCAAGTTTGATTAGATTTTTCATCATGCAACCTCAACTGATTCAAGATCTGCAAGGACATATTCCATAAGCATTTCATAGTCATCTAGAGGATCACCAGAGAATACTACACCTTCGTTCTCATAGAAACGACGAACCTTCTTATAAAGTTTCGGATTCTTTACATCAAGGTAGAAGTCACCGTTTGCTGCTCCACGAAGAGTTTGGATGTCTTTCTTGAATTTTGCTGTGAGAGTCATTGTTTTGAATGTTGACCTTAGTATTATAAGGGTTTGACTTGGAGAAGTCAAGATGGACAGTAGAGTTTCTGTCCTATGCTCGTTACTGGGATCGAACCAGTCTATCAGGTCTTATGAGGACCGCGCTTTCGCCAGAGAGCTAAACGAGCGTTTGATAATTGAAATAGAAAATTATTTTTTATTTTTAGATCTATATGTAGGAGTTTGTGCATGACAATTAGGACAAAGAATACGAAGATTTTCTAAACGATTATCACTCGGATTTCCATTAATATGATCCAATTCTATTGGTGCCAATTTTCCCATCCATTCAGTTATTCCACAAGATTCGCACTTATGTTGTTTTAGACCTTCTGTTATTAGACGATTTTTAAGTCTATGTGAAGATGTTTCTTTATTTTTTACCAATACTTCGTTTAATGGTAAAGGATTATATCCAGAATTTCTAAAATGACTAAAGTTTAAATTCAACTCTATAGATCTTTTTTTTAGAAGAGAATTAGTTGCTCTTGACATATTCAGATATGTCGCTACTTCACTAAAACTATTACATTTTGGCAAAGCTTCTATTAATTGTTCATCAGTCCAAGTAGGTCTTTTTGCCATTATAGTCGAAAAAGTAACACTATCTATTTATAACTAGGATAGTGGATGGGAATACTGGGAGTTGAACCCAGACTAAGCCCTTATAAGGAGCCCGCTCTAACCATTAAGCTATACTCCCTTGAACCAGGTCTATTGTAGAGGACCTGGAACTCTGTGTCAAGAACCTTCTTCGTGGTCGGTGTGTATTCGTATTACATCGTCATCCACATCAGATTCTACTGCAAACTTTATGGTTTCGTTGTATGGAACTATCACTGCGCTTCTATCTCCATCAGTAATGATAAATGATTCCCCGTTTTCTACTCTTTCTATTAGTGTGTCAAAATCTTCTTGAAACTCTTGAACTGTAAACTTTTGGAGATCGGAAAGTTCTGGATACATTTTCATAAAGTGAAGTTTTATGATCCGAGTTGCAGGATTCGAACCTGCGACCCTCTGCTCCCAAAGCAGATGCGCTACCAAACTGCGCTAAACCCGGTTATTTGTGTCTGTGTATGTACATAATACCAGCAAATGGTACGATTGTCAACCCACATCCACAAAGAAAAAGAAAAAAAGGACTTGCTGCTAATGTTTCAACAAGATGAAAAATCATCTTCCTCTCCAGTTCTTGTATTCATAATAGAAGTATTGGTCCGTTTCGTCAAGCCCCTGTAAAGGGGAATGAACATCCCAATATGACCACTCAATACAAAACTGTTTAATATGTATATCATTAGCAGCAGTCTTTACACCATACATTCTTGAAAAAGCAGACATTGCGAACCAATATCTCTGCCTAATGTGCGGTTCCATTTCCTTTATAGTCTTTGGAGTCATAATATCCTCCTCTTGTTCCGAAATAGAGTGTAGATAATACAAATGGAATAGCAACAAATAAAAGTGCTTTATCTAACATGATGACCCCCAAACATATAACGCATTCCGTTCAAGATTTTTGCTCCGAATGATCCAAGATTGCGTGAGTTAAATCTTTCAAATAGTGCCGTAGTAATAACAGGAGCGGGAACCCCCAGGTCCACAGCGGCAGAAACAGTCCAACGACCCTCACCGCTATCGGATACTCCTCCAGAGAAGCGTTTAAGGCTACCATCGCTGCGTAGCACATCAGCAGTAAGATCGAGTAACCAAGAACCAACAACGCTACCGCGACGCCATAACTCAGCAACTTCAGCAACGTCAATATCATAACAATAGGATTCAGGATCTGACATAGGGGCAACCTCTGCGTCTCCTTCTTTGACATATTGAGCACCTGCATTAGCATTCTTGAGAATATTGAATCCTTCGGCATATGCCTGCATAATGCCATATTCGATTCCATTATGGACCATTTTTACAAAGTGTCCTGCTCCTGGTCCACCACAATGTAACCAACCAAACTCAGCAGAGGTTACATCCGAGTCAAATTGAGTCCTTGGGGCAGCGGCGATTCCTGGAGAGAGGGCATCAAAAATGCGCGAACAAGTGGCGACCGCAGTATTTCCCCCGCCAACCATAAGACAGTATCCACGATCCAAACCATAAACACCACCGCTAGTACCACAATCAATATATTGGATACCAAGTTTTGCCAGACGTTCTGCTCTTTTCCGACTGTCTTTAAAATTGCTATTGCCATGATCAATAATAATATCTCCTTCACTACAATATCGTAGTAACTCATTGATCGTCTCCTCTACAGTTTCTGCTGGTACAACCATTTGAAATATTCCTGGTTGCATACCACCAGTGGTTTTATGTTTAACTACTTTAACAAGACTTTCAATATCAGTTGTAATTCCATTAACAAATCCTTTTTCAAAGGATTCATTTGCTTTTTCATAATTCCTTCGATAACCCCAGACTTCGATGCCTGCTTTCATCATACGACGGGACATTCCTTCTCCCATCCGTCCGAGTCCGATTAATCCTACTTTCATAAAACTCCTGGATATGCGTGATTAAGTCCCCAGACAATCCAAATTGCCATGGTTGAACCGTAAATGAGCGTTAAAGTTAAAAGCGTTTTAGTCATCTTCCTCATCCTCGTAAGTAGATGGTTCTTCAAAGAGTTCATCCATTTTCTGTTGGAGAATTCTTTGGTGCAGTTCTTGTAAATCTTCTTCTGTGAATTTAACCACTAGTAAAGGATCTCCTGCTTTAACGTCGTTTAATTCTGGATGTTTTACCTTTGGACTTTTTGAATACCCACGATGAGCATTCATAATCATCCAACCTTGCACAAACATAGTAAGTGCAATCACCACAAGAACAAACCAAGGAACCAAAAAAATTAGTTCAGGGTAATTTTGAGCCATGGAAGTAATGGCGGAATTACACCCACAAGTCTCAACAGTCCCTCAGCAAATAAAGCAAGAACCACCCAACCGACGCACATACTAATGATAGAAGCATTACGGTTGTGTCGTCGTATTGCTGCATCGATCATCTCCTGAACTTCAGAACGTGTAATAAATTCTTCTTGTTCGTACATCATTTCTCGTCTCCAAGAAATTTTGCAAGAGGATCTCTTTTAGTTTTTACGATTTCACAAGCTCTATAGTAAAACATATTATCGGTGTTGCCAGAGGCTTCAAAAGTTGCCTTGATCTTCACCCAATTATCGTAGGTGTGTTGATCCATAGGTTTGTCCCTGTGATACTATTATATACTAATCACAGGTATTTCAAAGTCAACTTTTTGTGTTCATACCGTAACACTGTTGAAGAAAATATTAAATTTGTAACTTTTCTAAACGGAAAGGGTGGGATTCGAACCCACGGATGCTTTCACATCGCTAGTTTTCAAGACTAGAGCCTTCAACCACTCGACCACCTTTCCAGTGGGAGGTTCAGCGAACCTCAAAATCCAAACGCTTTACTTTGCGTTGGCGTCTTGCCTCTTGCCAGGCAATATCTTGTGAAGTCAGAACATTTGATTTTTGTTCTTTCTGAATAGAGTTTAACATAACAATGCGAGATAAGTCAACTGCTGAAACTTTATCCCCACGAATTGTTGCCATATTAGGACAACCACACGTTACTGTTTTTGAATGGTGTCCTGTTATTTCTCTATTGCAATCTTTGCATCTTATTGAAATCATTATTCTTCATCCTATTCATTGCAGGTGTGCTCTCAACTGCCAAACAAACTTACCGTGAGACTCCATTAAATCTTGAACTAAATTTGCTGTAGCATATGACTTCTGATTTTCAGACTCTTCCGAAATCTCTGTCATTAAATCACAAAACTTGGTGTTATTCTCAAGAAGTTCCTGGAGCATTTCTTTTGCTCCAGTTGAACTTGCTGCTTCTTTAATTTGAGTAACCTCAAGCATTCTTGAGAGAGAACTGAGAGGTTTTACATTTAGATAACGCATATGTTCTGAGAGACGATCAATCTCCTCAAACATAGTTTCATACTGACCACCAAAAAGTTGATGGAGTTGAGTGAAGTCTTCACCAACAACATTCCAGTGAAATGCCCAGGTTTTATGGAATAAAACAAAAAGCGATGACTGAGCATCACTTAAGAGTTTATAAAGTTTTTCCATTATACTCTTTTTGAAATATTTATGCAAATGGGAGCAGAGGGATTCGAACCCCCGACATTCTGCGTGTAAAGCAGACGCTGCTACCGCTGAGCTATGCTCCCGTATTTAGGATGCCCACCGTTTTTATATCTTCCACCTTTACTCTTATTTGGAGATTGAGTTTTAAGAGAGTGGCAATTTGGACAGAGAACCTGCAAATTGCTTGGCGAATGATTAAATGGGTCATCGTCAATGTGGTCTATTTCTAATGGAACTTTACCAGTATGGATATTAGTTCCAGACCAACCACATTTAGAACACTTGTGCAGTGCTTCCTCCAAAAGATAGTTTCTTACATATTGCGATAAATTGTAAGAAGAACCACCCGAAACTAAACCTTGTTTCCATTCAGTAATATACTGATTTCTTGTGTGTTCTTGTTGACATTTGTTGTTACAATACTTACCTCTTTTATGATAAGGATTGTAAGTAAACATCGTAGAACAATTTAAACAAGTAGAGGTTTGTTTCATTAGTTTAGTAGAACACTTTATTATTTATAAGGTATTCTACTAACTCCACAACCTGGATTCGAACCAGGGACCTGGAAATTAACAGTTTCTCGCGCTACCGCTGCGCCATTGTGGAATAAAGGAAGTTACTGGACTTACACCAGTTCAAAGGGCATTGTCTGCTTGTCTCGATTCTTTGACTTAACTTCCTTTGGCGTCTTTCTATGCTATCTGCATAACGACTACCAAGAGCGAAAGACGAGATTCGAACTCGCAACAACCTGCTTGGAAGGCAGGGACTCTACCGTTGAGTTACTTTCGCAATGAGACAATCATAAACTATTTAAGTCTGATTGTCAAGTGCTCCAGAGAAGATTTGAACTTCCACGCTTTTTAAGGCGGCGGATTCTAAGTCCGCTGTGTCTACCGTTCCACCACTGAAGCAGATGGAGTAAGCGTAATATACCTCAAGGATATAACAGAGGCTTACCCTCTATCTTACCACGGCATTCTGGTTTATCTTTCCAGCGCAAGTGGTAACGGGTTAGGAGGGACTCGAACCCCCGACCAACTCATTAGAAGTGAGTGGCTCTATCCATCTGAGCTACTAACCCAAGAGACCTCCTGGTTTGTGCTTCTATGAGAGGCATAGGAGGGGTGAGACTTATATGAGGTTTGGACCCTCACCGCTCATGAGACAATCATACCAGTGATGGATTTGATTGTCAAGTGGGAAATGGTGGACTTGAACCACCGACCTCTGCGTTATCAGCACATTGCTCTACCACTGAGCTAATCTCCCATGGTGGGTTTGGTCGGGCTCGAACCGACGACTTACAGGTTAAAAGCCCGCTACTCTACCAACTGAGTTACAAACCCATACGGAGGATGTTGGATTTGAACCAACGGATGCACTTAGAGTACATCGGGGGATTAGCAATCCCCTGCATTAAACCTAACTCTGCCAATCCTCCACAAGAATCTTAATCTATCACTCCTTAGGGCAATCGTCAACCCATGGAGCACATAACCTCATTTCACCTCCTAATAATCTTTGAGCTTCAGAGTTATCTGGAGCTTTCTCAATCAACCGTGGCAAAGGTACTCTAGGTGGTTCTGTACCTCTTGTCAAGTCCTCATAATCTCTGATGGCTCTGTCAACATCTCTTTCAACTCTTCTCTTCACCACATTGGGGTCTTGGAGCAGAACATCGTTGATTACAGTGCCTGGGAACAGAGTCCTCTGAACCTCGTCTAGAAGGTCCCAGAGGCGCTCCTGGGGCGCTCCAGTGCATTGTGAGAGGGTTGCTACGATACCACTGAGTACGACGCTTATAAGGATTATCTGCTTCTTATCTGGTTTCTTCTTTCCAAAGTTAAAATTGAACATAAAAAAGAGGAGTAGCAACCGCTCTCCTCTATTTATTATTCAGTTGTTATATTCTATATTTTATTGTATCAAACTTCTACCGTGATCAGTTTGGAAGCATACTCATGAGCATACGAAGTGCGGGCACCATGATGCCCCCAACCAATCCAACTATACGCATAGTTCATGTAGCGGTCGATCGATTTACCAGGAGTTTTCATCCTATCTTCGATTTGTTGCCATTGAACTTCAGTCGTTAGATAACGAAGTTGCGTGTGAAGATCTGATGGAGAACCACCAATCTTCTTAGCAAAATCACCCAATCCATAATATCTGTTGGCAGATGTCCATTGGATCAGTCCATAACCGCCGTAGCAGTTATGCCAACTGGTCCTACTACCACCTTCGCAAATGTTAGGAATAAAAGTGGATTCCTGACGAATATTGCCCATGATGGTAGCAAGGGCGTTTCTGTCTCTAATACCACGATCCTGGAAGTATGCCAGGGTAGCATTCTCATGTTCATTACACCCTTTACAAATTAACCTTAACTCTTTTGGCTTTGGTGGCGCAACCTCGCGGATTGCTGTCGTCTCTGGTTCAAACTCTTTAATAATTGAGTAAGGTTGTGTCTCCACTGGGGGAGGCGGACCTTGCAGTTTATAACTAGAGAAAGGCAGTGATGCCGTACTGGTTGTAACCGTTGCCAAGAGAGGCAGGGTTACTGTAAAGAAATTTTGCACTATTTTTAATTGAACTCTACATCCGTATAGGCAAAGGAGAAGTTCCCCTTCTCAGGGGCAGCGCCCACGGCTCTAATTGTCACTCAAAGTCTCATTATGAGAAAACCCACTTTTTAAGTGGGTTATGGACATTATAAGTTTTTATTTAGATTTTGTCAAGATTTGGTTTACCGAACATCAATCTCTTGTTCATCAGTCCAGTCTTCATCTTCCAAACAAAGATAATCTAGTTCATTAACTCCCTCAGGGATATTAATCCACTCATCAAACTCTGCTAGAAGTGCCTGAGCATTTTTATGTCGATCTGCATCGTGTAGCAATTCAATTTTGTTCATTGCCCATTCACGAACAAACGCTACAGGTTCACTATGAATCTGAGTTTCCATAATAATCTTTTCGGAAGTACCTGTTGAGGATGTTGCTATTGTAGAATGCAGGTGTTCCGTTGTCAAGTGATTCTGTGAGGACATTGTGTGCAAAGAGTTGTCTTGTTTCTTCGAAGTTAGTTTTGCCCTTTGTTTTATGTAATGATAAAATAGTGCGCGTAAAATTCTCCCTACCATACTTTTTTATGTCCTCCTTGAGTTCTGGGCACGATCCATAGTAGTTCTTCCAGTCAGATTCTGCCTTAACTTTTCTAGACTTTCCTCTCGGAGTGCGGAAGCTCCAGAAATATTTTCTACCAATATAGTCGCGATTAGTTGTGTTGCAATGAATATGGTATACAAAACCATAATAATCCAGAATATCACTTGAACCAAATTCTTTTCCATTGTAGGTCCAAGGATTTTCATAGTCAATATCTATACTCATCAATTATATCAAGGACTTCGTTGAGATATTTATGGGCAAGTCCTTTCATATCCATTTCTGGTCTGATGTGGTCTTTATGTAATTTGTCTTTTAATTTTAGAATGCGAACTTTCAATTCGTCTTTAAGCAGTTGATTTTTAGGCATTAAAAAAGAGGAGCGTTACCTCCTCTATCTATTAGATATCATTTAACCATTCTTCACAAAAGTCATAATCTCCAAACAAATATTCGTCACATCCTGCTGCTTCTTTATATGCGTTCAGGATTTCCTGTTCACACCATTCATCATAATTTGAATCCTGAGAAAGTATTTTTGGTAACATCTTGTTTGATTCCGCCGACTACATAACTCTCGACTTCCGTTTCCTGGGGAGCAACCTGAAGACCTTTAGAGGAAATCCAGTGCTGAGTCCAAGGTAGTGGATTATTGTTTGCTGAAATGTCGTATTGAGGTTTTAATCCAATTGCTTTAAGTCTTCTATTTGCAATCCACTCTACGTATTGCTGAAGAAGTTTATCGTTAAGTCCAATCATGCTACCATCTTTGAACAGATAATCTGCCCAACGCTTTTCTTCATTTACAGCACGATCAAACATTGCATAAACCCATTCTTCTTCTTCGGCAGCAATTTGCTTCATTTCAGGATCATCACCTTCTTTCCATTTATTCAGAATATTCTGAGTAAGTGCTAGGTGTTGGTTTTCGTCTCTTGCGATGAGACTAATGATTTTAGCGGATCCTTCCATAAGCTTAAGTTCACCAAAGGCGAAACTACAAGCAAAACTAACGTAGAAGCGAATACCTTCAAGAATATTAACGTTTGCGACTGCTCTATAGAGTTTTCGTTTAACGTCATTGATTGTTTCCTTTGCGTATGATACTCCTTCAAGGTTGTGCAACCATGCATCGGATACACCATATTGTTGCGCTGATTGAATGAAATCATCATAAGACTCTGTAACGCTCTTAGCACGTTCCAGAAGACGCTCATCACCAATGATAGTATCAAAGACCTCAGATGGATCAGAATAAACGTTTTTGATAATATAAGTGTATGAACGACTATGAATCATTTCCATAAATCCCCATACTTCCATACATGCTTCTAGTTCAGGAAGAGAGCAGTAGGGAATAAATGCCATACCAGGACCACGACCTTGAACAGAGTCAAGCATAATCTGATACTTCAAATTAGAAGTATAGATATGCTTCTGTTCTGGACGAAGGGTTTGATAATCTCCACGATCCTTCTGTAGAGAAACCTCTTCAGGTCTCCAGAAGTATCCAAGTTGTTGTGTCGTCAGTTTGTCGAAGATTGGATATTTGTATGAATCGTATCTCTGAACTCCAAGTGGTTTCCCAAAAAACATTGGTTGTTTTTTGGTATCAACCTTTTCAGTATTAAAAACAGTCATTCCTTTGATATTTGTTTGGGGTTCCTCTGTTGAAGAAATTTTAAACTGCACAGGATTCACACTCTCCCTCCTCTACTGAACTTAACTCACACATTCTATTTAACTCTCCAAAATATTTGGTTTTCATCATACTCCAAAATTATAGTTTTGTCTATTTTATGATTTTTTCTTTGGTTGTGTTTGAGTTCTTCTTGATTTACCAGATGCTCTCATCGTTGGTTGTGGATTTTTTACAACTTTTCCCGAAGCATAATCGTGCTTCATAATAACATAATCTCCACTTTCGTCGTGTCCAGCAGAACCATATTTTTTTCCAGGTTTTACTGGTTTTCTTAATTCACCACGAAGAGCAGCATTTTTTACTCTAACTGCCTTTGTCGCAGGTTCTTTCATTTTTTCAGTTGAACTTGTATGAGTTGATGAATCTTTATTTTTAATATTAGTCATATGTTTTGCAGGAATTCTAACTTTCACAATTCCACGATCACCTTCAGAAGATTGTGTTCCTGCACTGGAAGAATAATCTCTTGCTACATTTTTGTTAGTAGAACCATATACTCCTTTTCCGTATCCGCCAGTTTCTCCAGGTTCTTTAAATCCACCAGAAACTATCTTTTTTTTATTTTCTGGTGTTGTTCCGTGGTAAACAGTGTGAAATTTTAACCTTTTTGCCTCTGCAATAAATTCTTGAAATGTTTTCATTTCTTATTGGTTTTTAGATATTTAGTTTTCATAACTCCACTTGTATCCTTTGCAGTGCTTAAATTTTCCTTCACAAGTATATTTGATATTAGAAGGAGTTGTTCCTACAAATTTAGAAGCATCACTAATAGATTGAAACTCTCTTAAAAAGTTTCCTTCAATATCATACTGAAATACTTTGGTTCTTTTTACATTTGGATTATTTTTGAGTGTTTGAGATGTTTTACTTTTACTTTCTTCTTTGTGAGATTTTCCAGCAAATCCACAAGGAGATGGTTGCCCTTTTCTCATTTTACTCCAGTTCTTCTTTTGTTCTTCTGTATGTGTTTGATTATAGAATGGATTTTCTTCTCCAAGAAATTTACCTTTTCTTTTTAATGATAAAAGTTCCTTTGTTTCTTCTGTATGAGAGTATCCAAGAATTCCACCATCACCACCAAGAGTTTGGTTGTATTCTGGTTTTAACGAAGAAATCCACTCAATTTCTTTTTCGCCCAAAATATCAATATTGCACCTATCTAATTCCTCAATAATAAAATTATCTTCACCATACTTTCTTAATGCTTTATGAAAGTAAGTTGTTGAACCATTTTTAGAAGCATACAAGTGGTTATAAAATCTTGTTGATAAAGATTTTATGGTTTTACCAACATATTTTTTATTATTGATTTTATTAGTTATTAGATAGATTCTACCCGACATAAGAATTATTAAAACCTATTACTATTTATAATAATAGGTTTTTACACTTTCGTCAAATTTTACAACTTTCGCAATCTTCCTCTTCAGCACCAGAAAGTTCTTGGAGGAGTGATTGGAGATTAGGTTTCTCCTCAACTACTTCATCAGTTTTAATATCATAAGTGTTTTGATAATATGCTGTTTTCCAACCATAGCGATAACAATTCAAAAAGTCATTTGCCATAACTGACACAGGAACTTCATTATCTGGATAATTTTCTGGATTATACGACCAGTTTCCAGAAATCGCTTGATCGAAGAACTTTTGCATAACAGCAACAACGTTGATATAACCAGTATTGCTAGGCATATCCCAAAGAAGCGTGTAATTGTTCTTAAGTGTATGATACTGTGGAACAATCTGTTTGAGTGGTCCTTTTTTACTTTTCTTAACGGACAGGAATCCGCGAGGTGGTTCGATTCCGTTGGTTGCGTTTGACACAACGGAACTGCTCTCCGATGGCATCTGTGCGGACAATGTTGAGTGCCTGAGACCGTGTTCCAAGATGGATGCTCTAAGTTCTTCCCAATCATGCTGAAGGTTAATCGATGAAATTTCGTCTACGTCTTTTTTGTATGTATCGATGGGAAGAATACCATCAGCATACTTAGTACGTCCAAAGTATTCACAATAACCCTTTTCTTTAGCAAGTTGATTAGATGCTTTCAAAAGATAATACTGAAATGATTCAGAAAGACCGTGAACAGCATCCCATGCATCTTGAGACTCATAATTGAACCCAAGTTTTGCCAAATAGTGAGCAAGGCCAATAAACCCTATACCAAGCGAACGACGTGCTTTAGTGGCAATCTCTGCCGCAGATACAGGGTATTTCTGATAATCGATTAATTCATCCAGACCACGAACCGAAAGATCACAAAGTTCTTCAAGTTCTTCATCAGACTTTACTTTACCAACATTGATAGCAGAAAGAATACAAAGTGCAATTTCTCCACTTGTATCATCAATATGTTGAATTGGATAAGTAGGAAGAGTAATTTCTTGACACAGATTGCTCATCTCAACTTTATCCTTAAAGGATGAATGAGAATTGCAATGGTCAATATTCATAATGTAGATGCGACCCGTTTCCGCACGTTCTTTAAGTAAGTTAAGGATGAGTTCTTGCGCTTTAATAGTTTTTTTCTTAATGGACGGATCTTTTTCATATTGTACGTAGAGAGCATCAAACTCAGGCAGTCCAAAGCTATCATAAAGTCCAGGGACATCATGCGGAGAGAAAAGCGTGATCTCATCGTCTTGAATAAATCTTTCATAAAACAACTTGCTTATTTGAATGGAATAATCAAGTTTACGAACACGATTATCTTCCGTTCCCTTGTTATTCTTAAGAACTAAAATATCTTCTATTTCTTGGTGCCAGATTGGGAAGTGGACTGTCGCGGATCCACCTCGTATGCCATTCTGCGTGCAACATCTGACAGTTGCTTCAAACTTTTTGAGAAATGGTACAACACCCGTGTGTTGAACTTCTCCCCCTCGGATCTTGCTGTTGATGCCACGGATTCTACCAGCGTTAATGCCGATTCCCGCCCTCTGTGCAACGTATCTGCCAATAGCCATATCGCTACTAAAGATAGAATCGAGGGTGTCATCAACATCAACAAGAACACAGCTAGCGAATTGTCTAAGTGGTGTCCTAACGCCTGCCATAATGGGGGTAGGGATGTTGATTTTGTGCTTGGAGATTGCGTCATAATACCTCTTGACATATGACATTCTGGTTTCTTTTGGATACTCTGCAAAGATAGTCAGAGCAATCATCATGTACATAAATTGTGGAGTTTCATATACTCCACCAGAACTACGGTCTTGAACCAAATACTTATCAACTACTTGGCGAAGTCCCGCATATGTGAATAAGAAGTCACGATCGTGGTCAATAAAAGAATCTGCACGAGCAATCTCTTCTTGAGAATACTTATTGTAAATATCGTTATCGTAAACTTCGGCAGACACACAATCAATAATGTGCTGTTCAAGAGTGGGAAGATCCTTCATCTTTCCATAAAGTTGCTTTCTCACAGCAAAAAGAAGCAAACGAGCAGCAACAAATTGATAGTTTGGATGATCCAAATCAATCAAATCGCTAGCACTACGAATCAAAATTTCTTGAATCTCTGCAGTCGTAATGCCATCATAAAACTGAATTCCAGACTTCATTTCGACCTGACTTGCAGAAACTCCTGCAAGACCTCTACACGCCTCTTCAACCATTACGTGCATCTTATCAAGATCAATACTCTCAATAGATCCATTTCTTTTTTGAACTTTTAGACCGTTGCTCATATTTTCTTCCAGGTAGTAAATTTAAGTTTTGCTTCTAAACCAGAGTAAGTATTTAATTCTATCACAGATTGAACATTTAGTCCAGACAGAATCATATCATTAATATCTTTTTCAGATACTGTAGAGGGCCAAATTACAATTTGTTCACCTTCATCAATACGCTTTGAGATTCGATTGACGATTTCTGCATTACGTGGTTCGTTATCATAAATCCAAACACGCCTGCAAATATTCCACTTATCAAGATCACCATCAGCTCCACACAAAGCAATTGCGTTGCGAATGAAAGTTGAGTCGAAGGGACCTTCCGTAATATAGACAGTTTCACTTTTTTGGACTTCATCAAGACCATAGATTTTTGGTGCGTCATCATTAAGCATTACAGTGATGTATTTTACCTTGCTGGGACCAAGTGCTCTACCTTGAAATCCGACTAGAGTATTTTGATAAAACAAAGGAATAATAATCCTTGGCTCATCTTTATCCGTATTGTCGAATGTTTGTTGGAGAGAGTTGGTCCACTCCTTGAATTTTTCGGTGTAATAATAGTTATCTGGATTTAATTTTCTATTCTCCAGATATTTTTTTGCATCAGAATTTACCGATGCTTTTGGTAAATTTAACTTTGGTTTGAATTTTGGTGCTTCAAACTTAAACTTTGGCTCTTCTACTGTAAAAGATTTTCCAGTATGCCCTTCCTTAAACTTTTCAAATGTATACTGCTTATAAACTACAGGATCTATTTGTTTTAAAAAATTATTGAAAGAAACATTAACACCGCAATTATGACACTTAAAGTTTGTATTATTCTTTACTTGATACAAATATCCCCTTGCCTTATTTTTGTTCTTTTGTGAATCTCCACAAATTGGGCAACGAAAATTATAAAGATTATGCTTTACCTTTTTAAATTTTTGAAATCGCGTAGATAACAAATTGATGTACTTCACATCAACAAAGTCCATAACCAATCTTTAAAGTGTGTATCTAGTCTACCAGACTACCTCGTTTTGTCAAGACACAAAACAGTTATAAGACCTGTCCACTTTATAACTGAGTTTGTAATCTTTTGAAGAGAGTAAATGGATGTTTTATTTTTAATTTTCATTGGCATCAGTGCCAACACTCATCTATTTAGTATCAGGGGCGACTGTTTGTTGATGAGAATGACCTTCGGTTTGAACTTGTAATTCTGATGGCGTCCACCATCCAGATGCTAATGTTGAAAATGCTGCAGTCAAAACTGCAAGGACAACACCACATCCAACCGTCATCCATTTGATTCTAGAAACATCTTCCAACTTAATTTCCATTCTACCAATTTTTTCAATGATGCTTATATCTTCTCTAGTACATTGATCCAATCTTTCATCATGAACAGCAAGCATTTTACAAATATTTTGATTTGTTTCGCTTAAAGTTTGAATGGCGGCATCTACACGTTCTACCATTTCCTCATGAATTTTTACTCTTTCTTCAAGCACTGCAACTTTAATTTTTGAGTCTTGTCCGAACATTTTTCTTTGAGGTTATTATTTGTTTACTACCGATACAAAGTAATAACCTCAAGTAGTATTATTTTTATTTATTATTCTGGTTTCATCCACCTTTTACGTGATCCAGGTGGAAGTTTAATTTGAGGACCTTTTCTTCTTCTTAGTCCCATTACAGGATCAAAACCAGCAGTTGGTCCTTTTGCTTCAGCAGAACCACTAAATCCACCAGAGCCTCCAGGAGCATTTGCAACCATTTGCTCCCTAATTATAGAAATAATCCAGTCAATCTTCTTCTTTTCCATTGTAGATCTTGTTGAGTTCTGCTAAACAATATAAATCAACTTGAATATCGTGGATTCCCGACTTTGGGTATTCAGGAAGTCTGTTTAAAAAGATAATAAAAGATTTTAAAGAAGACCATAACTCTTTTTCAATTTTAAAAAATAACATCGGAGTTGTTGCTTCACCAAAAATATTATAAAGAATAATAAAGTGATTTAAGAGAAGGTGAGTTTTGAGTTCTCCTTCTCTTTTATATCTTTTCAACAATCTCTTGATATATTTAAAATGATTTAGATCCTTTTCAAAGTCTTCTTTCGTGACTGCCTGAGGATTTTCATAATTTTTAATAGCAAAGAGAAGAAAATTATCCTCATTCAATTCATTAAAAATCATATATCAATCAAACAGGGGTTGGATAAAGAATTCCATCAGTGCCTGTAGTGATACCAGACATTGCAACAAGAGTTTCTGTTTTTACTCTAAAGTTGCCCTGACAATCGACGTATGTTGTAACACCAACCCAACCAGAGTGTGCATAACCGCCATATCCAGATTGAGCGTACTCTGTGGTAATATCAATACCATATACTTGCTTATCATATCCATCAGTAAATCTCTTAAAGGTTAAAGTATCACCTGTTGAGATTCCAGATGCAATCGTTGAAGCTAAACTGATTGTTGTTGCATTAATAGTGTTTATCTTAATATTTGAAGCGCCATTTACTAAGATATCTCCAACAACTAGTCCACTTGGAGCAACAACTGGGATAATATTAGTTCCGATACCTGCGGTGGTTGTCGCAGTGCCAGTGATAGAAAGAGTCGTTAATGAAGGGGCAGCATCATTAGCATTACTATAAGTACTATCAAGAACTGTGTATTTTGGAAGTTCGCTGATATAAAACTGTGCTCCAGCAATAGCAGCACCACTTAGTCCAGTAGTTGAGGCAATTGAAAGAGAAGTTGTGCTAGCAATACCAACGATTACAGCGTCTCCAAAATAGGTTCCACCGCCGCCGCGAGTACCAAATCTAATCACGTCTCCAGTTGCTGCAGCACCAACTTGTCCAAAAGTTGTGCCAGAACCAACCACTTCAAGAGTGGTGTAATCTAAAGTTACTGTGCCTCCAGAACCCTTGTTGTCATTATTTCCCCAGAGTGCCATGTTCTTTTCCGTAAAAGTTATTTGCTAGAAATTATTTATAAAAAATAGAGACCCCAAAATGAGGTCTCTATTAAGTTTTAAATATCAGTCAAGGAGTTAAATCTTGAGCACCTTTCTTCTTCAATGCTGCTTGAGATTGAATAAGAATCAGCGAAAGAATACCATTTGACTTGACTTTTGGATTAGCTCCAAGTGCTTCTGAAACTGCAAAAAGTACAGTTGCGATAAGTGCTTGATTGGCAAGACACCATGCTACTAGAGCGGACATAATAACCTCCTATGAAGAGTATCCTGTCCTATTTATCAATCAAATCTAGAACTCATAGCAGCTTGTGCCGCGGCCGCGGCACGACGACGCTTTGCAATTTTTTGTGCCGGAGATGCAGGAGCACCATATTGACCAGCGACAGGTGGTTTCTTACCAGGAACTTTTTTCTTTCCTCTTGGTTGTACACCTGCTCTACCAGAACCCATTATTGCAGAGACTGCTTTAAATGCAGCACTTGGTTCAGCAGGTCTTGGTTTTCCTTTGTCTTCTCTTCTTCTCTCATCAATCAATTCACCTTGTGGTTCATATCCTGCAGTGATATCAGTTTCAACACCTTTAGGAGTAGATCTTAATGTCTGGATTTTTCGATTCAAAAGTTGAATCTGCATCTGCTTTTGTCTTTCCTGTTGCTGTGCTGTCTTTTTTTGCATCTGATCAGGTTGACTTGCTTTTTGTGTTTTTGGTTGAATTTCCATTGCCTGCTCAGCAATTTTCTTAGCCATCTTAGTGGCGGTCGCATACATCACTTCTTTACCGCGACCAGGATATCTCTTTTCAAAATCTGCTGACTTATCCTTCATCGACTTTACAAGTCTTTCTTTTTCTTTAGTCTCAGCAGCAGTTAAGGTCTTTTCATCAATCTGAACTTGCTCACTTCTTACACTAGCAAGAAGATCATCTAACTTACTTTTTTTCTTTCTTGAAGACTTAGAAGTTCCACCACTCACTTTAGTAGTCTTTGCTTTTGCTTTTGGTTTTGCTTTTGTTGGAGTTGTTGCACTTCCTTCCCAAGGATCAGCAGGTTTTTCTACTTTCTTTTTAGTTACATCCTTTACAGAGACTTTTTTAACTTTAGGTTCACCAGCAACTTCTACTCTTTTTCCACCACCAATACCACGATAGGTTGATGCTGTTCTTGTTTTTGTATGTGCTACACTTGGTTTATCCTCACCCCTTTCCATCTTGCGAGCAACACCTAATGCACCCTTAGCAACTTTTCTTGCTCCTCTTGCAACTGCTGCTTTAACACCAGAAACTTTACTTGCAAGTTTTTGTTTAGCGGCATTTAACAAACTACCCCTTTTCTTTTCTGGAGTAGGAGTATCGTGGCCGAAAGTTACTTTTGCTTCAGTCAGTGCAAATTCAATCGCTTCTTCAATGTCATCTTCCTCATATCCCTCTCCAAGAAGTTCGTCATAAACACTCTCAACGATAAAATCAAACTCATCAATCTCTACCATTTCAAGAAGAGTTCCGCCAAGATTTTCTACTGTTTCACCCATTGTGGGATTGATTTTGATTTTATTTTTTACCGACTTTTCGGTAATTTTTTCATCATTTTTATCTTTAGAAACATATTCTGCAACTTCAGAAAGTTCTTCTCTCCAATTTGAATACCCCTCCTTTACCGTCTTTTTTGCAATCGCAGAACCACGAACTTTTCTGCGATTTAAAAGATACTTATCAGTCTTATCGTGGTCGCCGTCATTATCAATATCTTTATCTTCTTTACCTACAGGATCAAGTGCTTCTTTATGAGTGATTGCTTTTGAGATTGCTTCTCTACGCTTTAGCAAATACTTATCAGACTTTGTATTCTTTTTGCCGTCATTATCAACATCAGCATCCTCTTGACCTACGGGATCAAGTGCTTCTTTTGTAATACCTTTCTTTGCCCTGATTGCAGCAGACTTTGCAAGTGCTCTTTGTCTTGCAGCATCTTGCTCACTTTTTGGAATCGCAGTTACTGCACCAAGTCTTTCTGCTGGTTTTCCAGGAACTGCCGATTCTACAATATGCTCCAGATACACTCTAGAAATATCATTCAGAGGATTGATAGACATCTTAATTAAGCACGTACTTTTTGTTTCTTATACTTATTTATAAATTTGTCTAAAAATGATGTTCCACCTGCTTGAAGATTTTCTTTTCCTAAAGTTGATCCCGGAGTTTGCTTCATTGCATACTTCAAATATCCCTTTGTTCCCAAAAGTGTATTTGGTTTTCCTGGCGCTCTATACATACTATCCATTTTCACTTCAGTATATTCCATTAAATCCTTAATCCAAGACTTAAACATATAACCTTCTTCAGTTACGCAAATGAGATGATTAGTTCCTCTTCTCATTACCTCACCAACTAATCCAGTGTTTAAATTTTCTACCTTATCACCAAGTCTAAACACTTTACCCCGAATGTAACTTTCTCGGAGATTTTTCATATCATATTTAGGAGCAATTTCCCATAATTGATAACTTTCTTTCTTTACTTTTGATTTTTTAATTTGCATCCCCTGACGAACCGCATCAAAGAGAGTTTGAGTATCACCATCATCAAGTGTTTTTGGTGTTCCTCTACGGAAAGAATCAAAATCATTATCCATTACTGCTTTCCTCATTTTAGAAGCAGACATTCCCTCCACACCTTCGGCATCAGCATCACGAACACCAGCAGAAACAACACGAATTAAATCAAAGTTGTAAAGATCTCCATTATATTTTTGGGCAAGGTTTTCAAACTCTGCTTGACGATCAGATCCAACAACAATATTTACAGATGAATATCCTTCTTCATTTGCCACAACAAGAACATTAAATATCGTTTTCATATCAGGATCATTGATGATATTGTCCTTAAAATCAGGAAACATCTTTTTCATATATCCAACTTTTTTATTTGCATCCAAAGGATTTTTCTTTGGATCTTGAGTTCTTGAAGGATAAATTTTAATATCTCCTCCAGCAGATATTTTCTTTGCAGACTTCAGGAGTTTTTCGTGACCTATTGTTGGAGGGTTAAAGCGTCCAAAAACAACAGTGAGTGGTGGGAGTTCTTCCGCAGGTTGCTCCTCTGGTGCTTGTCCTGGTGCTGCTTGAGATTGTGATGCGGGTACTTGTACCGCTTGAGATTGTGGTGCAACTGGAGCAGCAGTTGGTTGTCTTCCTACTGAGGGTTGTTCTGCACTTTTTGCCTGACGACCATCAATGAACTTGAGTTTTCCTTTATCTGTTCTTGCAACAACTTTACCTGAGCGATCCAACCAACCACCGTGACCATCTCCTTTCAACCCAAGCTTTTGTGCTTGTTGAGATGCCTGTGACTGAGTTGCTTCGGATAAAAAATGGAAAAAACTTTTCATATTTTGTGTTAATATACTTATATTTATTTTTTTCACTTCTTCTTATTTATGGAGATAAGGAGACTCGAACTCCCGACATCAGCCTTGCAAAGACCGCGCTCTACCAACTGAGCTATATCCCCGATCAAGATATTATAAAACCCGCTCAACTAAAAGTCAAGCGGGTTAAAGCAACCTTCCGTGGTTATTTATCAACCACGCTTGGCACGAAGTTTTGCGAGAACTGCACCAGCTACTTTTTCACCACGCTCTTTAGAACCATAACGCTTACCTGCAGAAGCAGCGATCTTTGCAAATGCCTTACCAGGTTTACCAATATCTTTACCTGCTCTTGCAGACTTTGCAGAATATGTTGCTTCATCAAGAATATCAGCAACAATTTCTTCATCAATTAAATTAGCCATCACCCACTCTGCTTCTTCTATAGTTTCTACAATACCTTCTATTTGAAGGAACTCAAGTACGGTATCAAAGATATCTACTTCTTCAGTTGCCATTCTTGAGGCAAGTTTTGAAGCACCAGCAGCAATTCCAGATGCTGCTGCACCAACTGCTTTTTTAACACCTCTCTTTGTTCTTGTTGCAGTATACTTAGCACTTTGCTTTGCTTTTCCAGCAACATCAGATGCCGCTTGTCCTGCTTTTCTTGCAGCACTATAAGCACCAACTTGAGCTTGAGCAATTTTTTTCTTGACTCTACCCTTAATATCTGCAGCAACTTTTGCTCTTAGTCCTCTTCTCTTCTCAGGATCTTTTGATCTTGCCGCCATTCCTGCTGCAGGATGAAGTCCTCTCTTAGTTGCATATGCTGCAGCTGGTTTATCAACTGCTCGGAATTTTGCTTCTTTACCAACTTCTCTTGCTTTTGTAACTGCTGCTTTACCGGCAGACTTTGCTTTTCCGAGTGCAGACTTAACAGCACCTTTTACTTTCGCAACTGTTGCTGCTCTTGCTGCAGATCTCTCTGCGCCTCTCTTTGAAGCAGTTGTGGACTTTGCATATTGTCTTGCTGCCTTTGAACCTGCAGGAGCATAGGGATTCATTTCAAGAAGAACCCCTTCAAAAATTTCTTCTACTTCATCAAAGTCATATCCTTCTGCAATCATTTCATCGATTGTTTCTTCAACAATTGCATCAATTTCTTCATCAGAGAGTTCTTCAATTCCAGCAAACTCATCTGACATTTCTTCTAATTCATCAAGAAGTTTTTCATCATAAACTGCATTATAAGCTTCACATAAAGCTTTTAAATCTTTAGTATCCATTAGAACTTTATTAAATCTTCTGATTTATTTATCGTTCAAGATAGTTCTATTGGATAATGCTCACTATCAATATCAATCATATTTCTTTTTTTCCTTTTCTTTGCTTCATTGACTGAAGGAAGTTCAAATAAACCAGAATGCTTTTCTCCAAACTTTCTTACGATTGTTCCTGCAAGTTTATTTGCTTCATTTTCTGTTGGAGCACCTGCGTGGCCACTACCATTTACTCCTTTTTTATGTTGACGATAATGAGTTAATTCGTGAGCAACGGTTCTCAAGATATCCATTGTCTGTCTTCCTTGAATATCAATCACGATACGATTATTTTTAATTTGTCCAAATGCTGCAATTCTTTTTGCAAACTTTGGATCATCAATAAAATGAATTTTAGGAAGTTCTTTGATATTCAGTTCTTTTTTCACGAAAGAAAGGAAGTTATGAACAATTTTTTCAAAGTGTTGTCTTGATATTCCTTCTGCAACAAAAGATCCAGAAATATTAAACATCTCCGAATCTTTTTGCAATCTTCGCCACTCAGAAAAATTCATCTTAGATTTTTCTAAGTATTTATTCAAACACCAAGAGCAGCACCAATACTTTCATCAAGTTGAACAATAACTTCACGAATATTAGAAACCCTAGGAGGAACACTTACTTCATTATAAGTATATCCTTTTTGAGCATCAAACAGAACTTGACGAACTGCTGCGGCTGCGTGAACATTCATTTTAATTGTTACTTGTTTTTCTTTACTCACAGGTCTCCCTCCTTACGATTTTCAGAACGTTCGATACTAAAAGCACCTTCAGGATAACGAGCATTCAGTTTCTCAAAGTTCATTTGAATTACTTCTTCAAGAGAAATATCCAGTCCGATACACGCTTGAGAAACATACCACATAATGTCTCCAAGTTCACGCTTCAAGTGAAACAAATTTTCTTGATTTACTGGTTTGCCTTGAAACACAATCTTCTTTACAATCTCGGTAAACTCACCTGCTTCTGCAGACATTCCTACAGCAGCAGTAAGCATTCGCTCGGTAGGAAACTCTTGTTCCCTTAGTTCCATAAGGCTGTTGATGAAAGAAGCGTGGTCTTTACTTGGGTTTGAGGTTGTCATATTAACAAACTCAACATACTTATTAAGATCAATAGTCATATCAGAATTTAAATCCTTCGAATGATTTTTTAGGTTTTCTTTCTTCATAATCATACTCTTCATCCTTTCCATTGTCAAGGATGTCATTTTGAGCAGATTGTTCGCAGTCATAAAGACGCATTTTTGCACGATCAATACCAACTACAAATCGCTTATGAATAGTTGGATCATTATATCGGTTCTTAAGTTGTTTTACAAGAATCTGTCCAAGACCTTCCAAATCCTCTGTTGAAATCAATGCAAACATTAAGTCAGCAGTTGCAGGAAGACCAAAGGACTCGGAGGTATCAGTCAGTTCCACGTCAGAGGAACCATAACCAGAACGAGTGGTCTGAGTAGCACTCATAATAGGAACATTAAACTCTACAGCAAGACCACGAAGTTCTTCTGCAATGGATTTAACCAACGTATAAGAGTTAATATTACTTCCACCCTTAAATCGCGAAGAAGCACAAATATTCAGGTAATCAATAAAGATAATATCTGGATGAAATGACTTCTTCAATGCAAGTTCATTAAGAAGAGACTTGAAATGTCCAGAGTGTGCAGAAGCAGTAGGATACTCTTTAATAATCAGAGTACCTTGAGTTTTCTTAGCAAGATTGGTAACCTTGTTCTCAAACATTTGCTTGGGAAGGTCTACAATGTCTTGAATAGGAACATTCAATAGGTTTGCGTCAATTCTTTCAGCAATGCGTTCTTCTGCCATTTCCAACGTAATGTACAGAACGTTCCTCCCTTGGAGCAAGACGGAGCTAGCCACATGGCACATGAATAGAGACTTGCCGACGCCCGTACCAGCAAGAGCGATGTTAAGAGTTTTGTTAGGGAGACCACCTTTCGTGATTTTGTTAAAATATTCAAGATCAAATTCAATTTTATCCTCCTTTTTGTGATAAGATTCGTAGCGTTGTTCATAATCTTGCAGATAATCGTGTCCTACATGATTATCAAAACTTACAGCAAGAGCATCAGAGAGAATAGAAGGAATGCTGTCACGATTCTTCTTTTCGTCTTTTCCATCGGCAATATGAATAGATTCCATAAGTGCCAGATAAATGGCACGATCACGACACCACTTTTCAGTAGTATCAATTAACCAACCAGGTTCTACTGGAACATCTTCTAAACAAGAAATAAGTTGAACAATCTCTTTGAAAGACTGCTCATTAATATCTGTTCTTTTTTCGACTTCAATACAAAGAACTTCTTTAGTTGCAAGTTGATTATATTCACTTACAAAATTTAAGATTTCTTCAAATACAATCTTTTGATTGTAATCTTCAAAGTATTCAGATTTAATGAAAGGTATTACTTTTCTTACATAGTCCTCATTGTTTAGTAGATTTCTTAGAATCAGAAATTCAATTTTATCCATTACTTATAGTGAAGATAGGTGCTCATTATGTACTTTGTATTGCTTATTGGAGCAACTCCTTTATGTGGGTACATCCATAAAGGGGGAAACACAATCATTGTTCCAGTTTTTGGTTTGATAGTCAAGTCATCAAAAATAGTTTCGCCTCCTTCATTCACGTCATTCAAATACAACATAAAAGATAAAAATCTTCTAGCAGAAGCATAATCACTCACATCTACGTGTGTATCAAAAGCATCGTTACCGTCAGTATTATACTTCTTAATTCGAAATTGTTCAAAGTTGTTTTGTTCAGGAAAACAACGAGAATCTACAAACTCATAGTATTTTTTCTTATGTTCAAGAACTATCTTGATTAGATAATTATGAATATTTTCAACTTCATCAGTCATCTTACAGTTTTCTGTGAGATTAAACTGAGTAAAGTTGGGTCTTCTTTGATTGTCAATTCTCTCTTGTTTATCTGGATTACTCTCAAACAAATCAATCAAGAACTGACAAATATGAGGTTCTAGAACGTTTTCGTGAACGTGAATTAAATCATTTAACTCAACAGCCATAACTAAATTCTTCTCTTGCAATCTCATCCAATTTCTGCATCACTTCTTCAGTGAAGTATTCTTCTGGATTGGCAAGAATTTGCTTAGCATAGATTTTCTTTCCATCCATTTCGTAGCGTCCTGCTACATTCTTCCAGAGTCCACCAATCTCACCAAGTTCCAGAAGACCATAGTAACGATCAAGACCGCGCTCATCATAATACAAACGGACTTCAACATCTTTATTCTCCTTACTCAAACGCGACTTAGCAGTCTTAGCTTTGATAATATTGCCGACCACTTCTGTTCCATCCTTCTCTTTCTTTTTGCTGAGATAAATGATTGTACTTGCTGCGTATTTGAGTCCAGAGCCTCCGCCCATTTCTTTCGTTGGTACGTAAGCTCCGATGACATCGTATGTATGATTTGTGACAATGAGCGGAACATTTGCTTGACCTAGTTTAAGTGTTAACATTCGGAAAGCACCTTTAACAAGTTGCGATTTAGTCATATCACGAACTTGTTTATCGTTCAGTGCATCAGTGATTTCTTTCTCAGTGGAAAGCATACCAAGAGAGTCTAGCACAAACATACAAGGTTTGCGTTCACCTTCAGGTTTTTTTAAGTAAAGGTCTACCGCCTTAAGTGCTTTTGTACGAAACTCCTCAATTGTAACAACATTAACAACAACAAGACGAGAAGTATCAATTCCACGGGATTCTACAAGGGATTTAGTAATAGCAGCCTCAGTATCAAAGTAGAGACAATAACCATCGGGATTATTATCCAAAAAATTCTTAACAACGGCGAGACTGAAGAAAGTTTTTCCAGTACTAGACTCTCCAGCAATAGCAGTAATCTTGTTCCCAGATACACCACCAAATATGCTACCTGAAACCAGTGCATTAAAAATGTACGAACCTGTGTCAACATACTTTTCTGTTTCATCAATATCAGCAGCTAGTTGGGTATACTCACCACCAATTTCTTTTACAATATCTTTAAGGAAGTCCATTAACTAAAAAATGAATCAAGGTTTACTGTTTTTTCTACGCTCCACCCAATTGAATCAAGAATAATCTTGAGTGGTTCTAGAAATGCTTTCTCAAATTGTAGGTCATAATCTATGTATTTGTCAAGATTAAGTTCTTTCGGAAACTCTTGAATGAAAGAGATCACATTTTCATGAATATGATTAGGTTTTTTTAAATAAACAAACTTAACTTTTTCTCCATTTTGAATTAGAGAATACTTATTAGTAAGTTTATTCTGTTTAATATAATGATTGAATAGAAGTGCTCCTCTAACTTGAATAGGTGTTTTGGGTGCATAGATGTTTGAAGAGGATGAATACTTTTGAACATCAGATGCTGAACGAGGAAATGAAATTTGCTCTGGGGGAAGTTTTTTAAATTCGGAGCGACATTTATCAATAAACTCAATTACTTCATCTTCGGTTCCACTCATCATTAGTTTGAGTGCATCCTTAATCATCTTACGACAAGGTGCAGGAGTTGAAGATTTAACTGCTTCAATACCCATCATCTTAAGTTTGGGTTCTTCATAGCGAACACCCTCACTATCCCAGACATTCAAGATATAACGTTTTTTAGCAGTCCAGATTCCACGATCAGCAATGTTCTCACGTTTCATCTGCATCTTCTGGTCATATGCATTCACATAATCCGCCAGTTCTTGGTAGCAACCTTCAATATATTTTTCAAGTTCCACCTTACAGACCTTATCAAGGAACGAAACAATGCTTTCAGTAGTTTTCTCTCTTCCTTTGTATACAGTTTCAACCAAAGGGCCCATATTAAGATAAATGGAGTCAGTATCTGAAGCAATAACATAATCAACGTCCTGAGTTTTAAGAAGTTTATTGATGTAATTATTCATTTTACTCTCAATCCAACGAATTGCAACCTGACCACTTAAAGTGATTGCTTCAGCATTTTCAAGTTTATAATAACGGAAATACTGGTTACCAATCGCACCATAAGCAGAGTTGAGAGAAATCTTCTTTGCCATCTGAATATTGTTACAGCGAGCAATCTCTTTTACAAGTTCTTTATTCTTGGTCTTCTCATACTCTTTCTTTGCTTCAATCATTTTCTTTTTAAAAATGACGCGATCCTGGTACATTTTATCCATCAATTCAGGAAGAAATCCACGAACGTCTTTGCGGAACATTGCACCGTTTGCACATACTGCATAGTCCTTATACATTTCAAACGTAATTTCTTTGTTCAGAATCTTATCAACTGTTACGGTTGGATGCCTTTGTTCAACAAGCGTCTCTGGACTTACGTTAAATTGCATAATCAAGTGAGGATACAGACTATTCAAGTCAAAGTTAACAACCCAATCATACATTCCTGGTTTTGGTTCTTTTACATAAGCACCAGCATACTTTTCATTCTTTTGAGTTTTACTTCTTGGAGGAATGACAATATTTCTTTTCTTCAGATAATTGTAGATAATATTATCCCACATTCGAACTTGATAAAACACATCAGCATAATTGACTTTAGCGTCATATGCCATTGTGAGGGCAAGTTCAATCAACTTCATCTTGTCTTCCAGACGGTCAACAAGTTCTACGTCAACAATGTTGTACTCAATAAACTTTTGCCATCCTTGAGTATAGAAATCTTTGAATGTATCAAACTCAGAGTGATCAAGTTTTTTCTGTCCAAGTTCAACTTCAGCAATGTAATCAAGACGATATGATTCCTGTGCTTTATAAGTAAACTTTTTATAAAGGTCAAGATAATCAAGTTGAGTCATTCCACCAACATCAAATGTGGTGTGCTTACGTCCATTGATATAGACTTCTCCTTCGGTTACAAGTCCCCAGTTAGAGAAACGCTTCATTAGTTTCTCACCAAGAACACGATTCAGTCTCTTACAGATATAAGGAATATCATACAACTGAATGTTCCAACCAGTCACCACATCAGGGACATCAACCATCCAATAGTTAATGAAATGATTGAGAAGTTCGTATTCACTTGGACAGTAATGATAAGTCACATTACTTTGCTTATTATTAAATGGTTTAACACCCCAAGTAATAATTTCTTTAGTTGTATAATCCTGAATTGTAATTGCAAGAATTTCTTCAGAGCAAGATTCTACATCAGGGAATCCTTGTTCCGATGCAACTTCAATATCTAAGGTTACAAGTTTGATTTTACTAATATCAAACTTGATCTCATCCTCTGGATACTTTTCTGAGATATATTGATAGATATATCGATCATTTCCGTAGATCTCAAACCCATCAATCTCATCATATTTTTTATAGAACTCCCGACAATCCTTAACTGTACCTGGATTGATTGGTTCTACTGCTTCTCCACCTAATGTTCTATACTTAGAATCTTTTTTAGTTTTTACATAAAGAGTTGGGAAGAACTCATCTCTTGTCTCAAATCTTTTACCATTTTCTACTCCACGAACCAAAAATTGATTTCCAATCAACTGAACATTAGTGTAAAATCTCATTCTTTAGTAAGGTCCTCGTATTTTTCAAGTAAAGTTGGAGTTGGGTCGGCAAGTGTAAGAATTTTATCCGAACTCATCATAAATGTAGTTTGTTTAGTGACACCAATTAGAAATGGTTCTAAAGTTTGATCACTTTTTACAACAAATGGTTTTGTGAGTTTACAATCTGGTTCTCCAAGTTCAGAAGTAACTTCGTCAATCTTGCTGATCAGAATCTGATTGTTCAGTAAACATAATACTTTGATCATTTTCTTTTTCCTCTTTGTCTATACCCAAAATTTGATTTTCGTAGGTTTCTTTTATCTCATCTGTTGGTTCTGCAATAGTAACAATCCAATCAGGAGATATTTCTATGGTTTCTTGTTTTGAAAAAGATGGCCAAGATTGAAGAGAAACACTTACCTTATTTCCACCTTTTACACCATCTTCATCAAGGATCTTGTAAGTTCCATTAATGGACATTGTACAAGGTTTTTCTAACAAATAACAAACTAACGTATCTTCAACAAAGCCCTCTTTAATATCTGAGATGAGTTTCTCACCAGACTTTAATAGAACAAGTTTTACAGTCATTTTTACTCCTTACCTCCCAGTATTCTACCAACAAAAAAAGGAGGAGTCAACCTGGATTTTGCCAGGTGCTCCTCGCGCCGACGATATTCAATTCTATTTATTCTCCACCGTCTCCTCCACCACCATTACCTCCATCACCATCTCCATTACCACCAGCACTTGAACGACTTCTTACAGGAACTGCTTTTCCTTTTGGAATTTTCTTTTGTTTTCCTTGAGAATGAACAGTATGTGGAACTGCTCCTTTATATGCAATTGTTTTGAACTCGTCGAAAGATTTCATTTTTTATTTTTATTTAGAGATAATCCTTTCGCTTGTGATGTTCAGGAACAATCTTCTTCAAGTTGACAGAGAGGAGTCCGTCTTCAAATGATACATCTGCGACTTCTGTATCGTCTGCCATTGTCCATGCTCTCTTGAAAGATCGTTGAGCCAATCCCTTATGGACATAGTTGGTATCGGATTCCTTATCCTCTTTTTGTCCTTCGACAAATAATTTACCATCTTGTGTATAGACATAGACCTCCTTCTTTTTAAATCCAGCAAGTGCAAGTTCAAGTCGTGATTCTACGTTACTGATTTGAACAAGATTATATGGTGGATAGTTGGAAGTAGTTTCATGAAGATTGAATAGACGATCAAAGTATTCGTCCATACCAATACTATTGCGAGTGATCCTGTCCATCAGAGCAGGAAGATCCGCAGAAGTATAACGCATTAGGTTAGTCATTATGGTAGCTCCTTTTTAAAGCGAGTTTGTATTTTGTGGACCCTTTCGGCATCCATTACTAATTATACAAGAAACGAAAAAAAGAGGTATCGGTAAAACCGAACCTCTTTTTAGGGTGTTCCGACTTTTGTAGAGACCGCACGAAAGGTCTCATACTTATTTATTCGGTTTCCTGACCCTTTCCTTTCTTACCAATATTATACTTTTGCTCCAGAATCCAGTCACCTTTATCCTTATAAGAAAGAACCTTGATTTGATTCAGGGGAGCAATATCTGCAACCTTATCTTGATTGACTACAGTAATAAGTCCCCAGTCAGCAAGAAGACGTGCGATGCGATTACGTCTCTGAACATCGTTCACAGTTAGATTTGCGTGTTTGCCGTCGAGTGCAAACAACTCTTTAAAGTGAACAATGTAGTATCTACCTTGCTTGTGAAGAATATGGCAAGACTGATAAAGTTTTTTCTCCTTACGCGAAGCAACTCCGATACGAGTCAAAGTTTCACGAACCTTGAGGAAGTCATCAGGTTCATTAAGAATTACCTCTACCATTTGGTCTGAAGACCAATGGACTTCAGGTTCTACTGTTTGATGAGCAGTAGTCATTTTGTTCCTCCAATTTCAAGTCGTTGTTTAATAAAATTAAGTTGTTCTTTATTTAGAATTTTCAAAGCTTGAGATGCCTTTTCATTACTATAACCATAGTATTGTTTAACGCATTCTAAATCTTTGACTTTATCCTTACGGAGCCAGGGAGAGAATCTCTTCTTTTTCCTTAGACTATTTAGATAAAACAAATATTGCATATCCTTATCAAGTTGGTGGTGCATATTCATTTCATTTGCAAAAAGAATGCAATCAATATGTCCAGATAAACATCTGTTAATAACAAAAGGAGGATAAGAACTGATATCTTCAGACAGATCTTCTTTTGTAAAATTAATCGAATTTAACCAATCCTTCAGTTCCATAATTCATCAAAAGCAATTCTTTTCTAGTTTTTTGTTCACGCATATATTCACCAACTGAACGCATTGTATAAGTCAGATCAAACTCAGCAGCGTTCCATTTTCCACCAAGAAAACGATTCTTTATTAGTTGTTCTGAATTATAACTTACTAGTATATCCATATCACTAACATTACAATCAGCAGCAAACTTATCGTGATCAAATCCTTTGTGCATTGATCCCTTTCGCCCATAGAGATTATCCTTAATGTCATAAGGAGGATCGAGATACATAAAAGCACCTTTGTTTCCATCCATCAGATAATCATACGAATAATTAGTTATACGCCACTTCGCAATCAACGAAGAATACGCAGGCAGTTTTTCGATCCCGCGCAAACTAAAATTGGAGTTGGATGCTTGCTGAGAAAATGATGAACTCTCTGTAAGACCAGAAAAACTGCACTTATTGACAACATAGAAAGCCACAGCACGATCAATGCTTGGTAAATCCTTGTCATTGACTTGCTCCTTTGCTTTAAGAAAAAGTTCTTTTGCCAAGACTGGAGTATTGTTTGTCGTCTTAAGATCTACAAGTTTATCTTTTAGGTCAGTACCAAACATCTGGAGTTGTTGCCAGAAGTTTACCAAAGGTTCATAAAGATCATTCACCCAAATATCTAGGTTGGGATACTTCTTTGTGATATAAATCGCAACACTTCCACCACCCAAAAATGGTTCACGGAACTCATCATAATTGCGAAGGTCAGGAAAGTAAGGTCCCATCTTTTCACAAGCACGAGATTTACCTCCTGGGTAGCGCAATGGCGTCTTAAGAGATTTCATTTTAAATCAAACTTTATACGATTTTTAAATTTTTCAATTTCAATAGGACTGAAAAAAGATCCATATAGTTTACCATATTTAAAGTCAACTTTTCTAACTTTATCAATTTGACCATTTGGTAAGTTTCTATCAGTAACTGGAAACTTTAAAATATCATTTTTCCAAGCAATAGCAAACTTGGTTAGATTATTATTAAACCACACCATTCCAAATTCAGGATATTCAAGATACTTAGATTTTCTATCCAAAAAACTTAAGCATCTCCAATTAGATGGCCAATCATCTTTCCAAGTTTTGCACCTTTCAAGATCAAAAGCACATTTAAGTTGGTTGTCACAATAAACACCAATATCTACACCATACTTACCAAAAGGTTTTGTCACAATTTTACATTGGTCGGGATATTTATTGCAAAGAAATTTTACAAATATTTTGCTTTCATTATTGTCATCAAAAGAATCAATTCTGTCTTGAAAAGTTCCATATTCAAAAATTGTATCTTTAGTGACTGTTTTCATTTGAATTCACACTCACACATAATTTCAGTTAATGCAGCAAGAAGATTTACTTCTTGGTCAGCCACGAACGCACATTGGTATTGATACTTAGCAATAATAAGAACGGCAGCAGGGATAGATTGGGGTTCAAGGCAATCAAAAGTGGCGTCATAAATCCTGCGAAGTAGACTGCTAGCATCGTTGTCCAAGTTGGAGACCACCCACTTTCTGACTTCAGTAAAGTTCTTATCTTTGAGATTTTTAATGAGTTCATTTACAGAAATGTCTGAGAAAGATGCAAGAATGCCCGAGTCGATTTTTCCTCCTGTAGAATACCTTTGGCATTCGTTAAGGACCCTACGAAAATCTGGGAAGTGTTTTGTAACAAGTTCCGCAACGACCTTTTCATCATATTCAATCTTTTCCGCATCCAAAATTGATTGAAGTCGTTGAAAGAAACTACCTGCAAGTTGAACTCTTTGCTTCCCTTTGATGGTGAAGTCAATGACGGCACATCGGGAGTGAAGAGGTTCAATAATTTTGTTCTTGTAGTTGCAGGTGAAGATAAATCGGCAGTTGTTATAAAATGCCTCAATATTCGCCCGTAGTAGGAGTTGTACGTCGTTCCCTGTGTTATCAGCCTCATCGATGATGATGACTTTGTGTTTAGAAGATCCCGTAAGTGAGACGGTCGAAGCGAAGTTCTTTGCTTGGTTTCGTACAGTATCCAAGAAACGTCCTTCATCGGATCCATTGATAACATAACAATCTGCTCCCAATTCATTACACAAAGCTTTAGCAATGGTAGTTTTACCAATACCAGGAGGTCCAGCAAGAAGGAGATTAGGAATCTCTCCCTTTGCTACAAACTCCTTAAATGTTTTTTTAGTTTCATCAGGAAGAATACAGTCGTCAATTACTTGAGGACGATACTTCTCCACAAAAAGAAATTCACTTGTCATAATAATTTATTTAAATACTACCGTAAATGCCACTGTTAGTCTAGGAACATTACTAGTATTTTCCAACACATAATGTTCTAAATTTGAAGGGAAAAACAAAATATCACCTTGAGTTACTTGTGGACAAATAATATTTTTATCAGTAAATTCAGTTTTGGAATGATATTTTTTATCATAGATTAGATAATGGACTGCTGTATAAGCGTAAATATCAGCGGTTCCATGTATATGTGGTTCTTGATATTGTCCTCTTTTATAATAATTATACCATATATCACTTATATGACTAAGTTCAGTATTTTGAATTTTATTTAATTCGTTTATCAATTCATTAACAACTTTTTCATATTCATTACGCAAAAAAGAAAAATTAATTTGAGTAACGTCAAAATCATCATCATGAATTACATGGCAATCACAATTCCACCTATTTCTATGTGGAAATAGTTTATGATTTTCTTCTATAATTTTAATATTATTTTGAACAAACTTCCGCGTCCATTTAAGATTTTTGACGTAAAACATTATAATTTAAATAAAAGTTTTTTATTTTTATGGATAAAATATAGTCTTTAATAACTTGTCATAATCAAATCCAATCAGGTTTTCTTTCAGGCATACGAAGATAATTATCAGCAACCCAAGGTTTGGATGCAATGTATCGTTTGTATGCTTCAAATGTATCAATAGTCTCGTCAAACTTCCATTCCTCGGGCATAGCACGAGCAAATGGAGTCACGTCTGTAATTTTACCTTTGGGAAACAAATAGTATGCATCCACAAGGGTTTTATAGCAGGAGTGAGTTTTATTATACCGCAGGCAGTATTCATCGGACAAGTTCAATCCCCATTTAATTAACCAATAGGCATTATGAATACTCTTCAGTGCCCACTTGGTACAGGGATGATTGCGGAATGCTCCTTTGTCGGTCTTGTAGGGCGTTCCATCTGCCTTAGGAAGAGTACCATAACCGTGCCCCCACTTTTCTGATGCCACGATAGAGAGCATCTGGCAGCACTCTAGTGGCATCTTAACGATGTGTTTGTCGGGGAGGCAAATGGCACTTTCAGCAGGCCAAGGAGAAGTAACGAAGATGTTCATCAACCAAATGTAGAATCAGGCTCCAGAGCAATATAATAAGTCACATCGAACCCAGTATTCTTAAATCGTGACAAAAGTTTAGAAGAAATTACAACCTCATAAGAACCAGGAATAATCTTGATGTTTTCTACCTTAAAGTTAAAGGTGAATACTTCATCAGTCTCACCAACAACCACGGAGAAATCGTTGGAAGTATCGTTTTTCTTATCACGAACTACCAGTTTTACCACACCTGCTTCACCAACCACAGACAAGTCAGGAAGTTGATACACAGCAGCAGCTTTAAGCAGTTTATCAAGTTCTTTGGTATCAAGAATGAAACAAACATCTTCTGAGGGAAGAGAGATAGATTTATCTGGGGGAGTAACAATTACATTAGGATCTGCAAAGAAATATTTGGAACGAGAACGACCTTCTTTAATGACTACATAACCGTCATTTTGAAAATCAAGTTCAGCATTCTGGTGAAGGTTAAGACCATTCAGGAACTGATTGAGATCATAGATACCAAAATCCTTAGGCAGTTCTTCTTCAATTGTTGCCTCTGCGAGAATGTTCTTCATCACAGAAATAGTACGAAGATTATTTCCTTCCTTGAACAGGATGGATTGATTAATGGAAGAAAAGTTCTTCAGTAGAGTCAGAGTTTTATCGGAGAGTTTCATAATAATCAGCGAAATTCAGAGAGACCGTTATCTTTGCGAGTGTAATGCCCATCAAAGTGAAGAAGGAGCATAGCATAGTGAATTACTTTTAGCAAATCACGCTTGTTGCGTCCATCCTTATCACCATAGCGACTACCATACTTGATGATATTTGCCTGACAGAAATGTGCTGCCAGGTCTTTTGCTGCCATCAGGTCAATTGTTTGAACATCTTTATAGTCTTGTTCGTGACCACAGTAATGACTTCCGTAAGTACTGGTCACATAATCTTCAACATCTTTGAGAATCTTATCTTCGTTGTATTTCCAGAGATGATTTTTTGTTTCAGTCATATCAATAGTAAAAGTCGAATCAATCATAAAAAGAGGGAAGGCACTTTTTACCTTCCACAATTATATCAGAAAGGAGTAGGTTGGTCAATGTTTGGGTTGTAATCTACCTGTTCAGTAGGCATTTGGAAGTCAGCATCAACCTTGTCATAAAGTTCAAGGAATGCTTGCTTGGTTTCATCATCAAAGCGGTTGACGCACACTTGGATTGCCTTTGCCTTATCTTGGAAGATGCTGTAAGCACGGATGATGTGAACCAGACGGCGGGTACTGATGATCTCTTCAATACCACCATCGTAGAAGGTCTTGCGGATGATGTCTGCCCAGTCCACCAGGCGCTTGCAGAAGTCACGGTCTTCTACCTGTAGGTCCAGAGCGATGCCTTCCAGGATCTTCTGCTCGGTACTAGGAGCGGGATAGGACTGCTCAAAGGTCACAGGGAAACGCTCTAGGAATGCTTCGTTCAGCACGTTGGTGCCGATGAAGCGACCATCATCAGAACCCTTGCCCTTGGTGTTAGCAGTAGCAATGACATTGAAACCTGCTGCAGGTTTCACCCAACGACCGATTTTTTTCAGGAACACACCCTTACCTTCAAGAATGGACTGAAGACATAGAATTTTATTAGATGCAAGATCAATCTCATCCAGCAGCAGGATAGCACCGCGTTCAAGTGCTTCAATCACGGGACCATTGTGCCAAGAAGTATTTCCATCAACAAGACGGAAACCACCAATCAAATCGTCTTCATCAGTTTCAATAGTGATGTTGACACGAATCAATTCGCGCTTGAGTTGAGCACACGCTTGCTCAACCGAGAACGTTTTACCGTTACCCGAAAGACCCGTAATGAACGTTGGATAGAAGAGATGGGACTGAATAATTTTTTTAATATCACCAAAGTTACCAAACTTGACGAAGGTATCATCTTTATCAGGAATGAGGTTTTGTTCGATAGGAGGAACCACAGAAGGTGCTTGGAAAGTACGTTCGATTTCTTCTACTTTTTGTTGCGTCACTTCAAGATTCCATTTACCACGGGAGATTTTATATTGATCAAGTTTCTTAGTTACTGTTTGATAATTAGCATCGTTCATATTACACCAGGCACGAATATCAGCTCCTGTAATAGTGTTGCCGTACAGGTTCTGAAGAGAAGTGCGGATGTAGTCAGAGGAGAGTGCCATTCGTTTGCTTTGTTTCAACCTAGTCATTATAAACGAAAAAGAGGTCCTTTCGGAACCTCAGTGGTCAGTTTGCCAACTGGTTGCTAAGTTGGTCAAGATATTCCTGTGTCCCAATTTTTGCTTTATATCCAGGATAGTACTTATTTACAAGTGCAGGAAGTCCCATAGCAGTAGTAACACTATTACACTTAATCCATACTTCTTGAGTATCATATTTTACTATATGCTCAAACGGAAATTTGGTTTTCACTTTTTCTCTCGTTCTGCTTGCTTGCGCTTTGCAAATTGCATGTATGTTTCACCGGGTTTTAGTCGATTACTGTAATCTGGTTTTATTTGTGCTGAAGTATCTTGACCACTATTTTCACGGGATCTTAGTTGAGGTCCTCTACCAGGAAGTTTTTTATCTTTTTCTGGATCTGGATGCCACCAATCACCCGCTTCATTAGCAAACTGATTGTATGTTTTCATACTACCAAAGAGATAAATTCTCCTAATACTTTTTTATTTAGTTTTTTGGTTTTAAGAGACTTAACAAATGCAGACTTGATTTGAGACTTAGTTGCACATTCGGCAACTTCAAACTCAGTATCTTGAGAAAGTGCAGTTGCAGACATTCCAAAGTATGCATCATAACCAGACTTGGTGATAGTGAAACTCTTTACTTTCTTCCAATCATTTTGAATTTTCTCATATTCTTTCTCAAGTTGAGAATGATACATTTGAACAAATCGACTAAAGTTGCGACTTTCAAGAACACGAATACCAATAAAGTTTATCGAAGAAAACTTATCCTTCAAGTTCCTGAGAAGAACATCAGTAAATTCGTGATACCCATATCCAATCTTATAGGTAGTTCCAAGTTTGCGGTCACGAATGAATGTATTATGTGGATTAATATATCCAGTCCCAAGAAATGGTTTCTTTTCCCACTGGCGTTTTACTTCTTTATGGTGAACAAGTTGGTTTGCTTCACCATCAGTCAGAACAATGCACTGAACTTTTTGAAGTTTGTTTTCCTTTTGAAACTTAGGAAGAATCTGATGAAGGGTGATCAGTGCTTCATTCAGAGGAGTTCCTGAAAGGGAAAGACGAGTAGAATAAGTGTAAGGAGAACTATAAGTTCTACCAAAACAATAAGCAAGGCGCCAGATGTTAAGCATTTGATGCTCAAGAACACTACCAGAAACTTTACTGGTAAGAATATTCATCATAGCAAATGTTTCATCAACAACTAGAAGTCCGTCTTTCTTTTGATAATGCGGAGTGCGGTCAGCAGCAAGATAACGATCATTCTCATAATCATATTCACCACGACGCCACTCATTAGTAAAAGCATAAACCTCAAAAGGAATAGATACTTTCTTACAGAACCAAACAAGATTGAAAAGTTGCTTACATGTATCAAGCATCACATCACACATAGAACCACTCCAGTCCAGCACAAACACCAGACCGTGATTCTTACCATCAGGAATCACAGAGACTTTCTTGAACAAGTCTTCATTGTACTTATAGGTATGAAGACGGGTGGTATCAAGAACACCTGTACGGGCAGTTGATGCACGAGCATATTGGTCAGCTGCCTTACGACATTCAAACTCTTTTACAAGATAATTAACTTCTTTCTGTGCAGAAGTCTTGAATTTCTTAAAGTCAAGATCAGATTCTTTATAAAGATTTGTGGGAGTATATCCTTTTTGCTCTGCATGTTCATTATGAAGTTTTTGTTGATGAGCAAATGAATCATCAATATCTTTATGAACTTCAGAGTTTTTACCAATGATAGTATCAAGATTTACTTGAGGAATTTCAACATAAACATTCTCATATTCATCATTACCCACAAGATCACGAATCTTATCTTCCAAAGATTCTGCAGTGCGAACTTCAGGTTCATCCTGAACTCCAGAGGATTTTACAGGAGTTTCATCACCCTGAGCGGTGCCACCATAGGACTCTGAGGACTCTTTTTCAGAAGAGTTATCACTCTCGCCTTCTTGCTCAGAAGAGGAGTCATTACTCTCTACAAAATCGCTTGCAGGAGACTGAGAATTTCCTTGAGTTTCGTGAGAATCAAAGTCAGCAACTTTCTGCTGTTGCTCTTTTTCTTTCTTACAATATTTGTAAAGTTCCTCTGCCGCAATCAATGCATCTGCAAAACTTTCACAAGCACCAATCAGACTGATGATTTCTTTCTCTTCTGAAGAGAAATCAAGAGTGATAAAGTTACCGATCTTGAAGTAAAGATTTGCTCGGTCAGCAAGATTGAAAGTGGAAATATCTTCATCTTCAAGTTGAAAGAAATTTTCTTCATTCAGTTCCTTATAACCGTTGAAGAAAGTCTTAGCAAGTCCAGCATACTTACGCTTCATCAGTTTCTCAATGCGAGCATCCTCAACCACATTTACAAACTGTGCAGGAACTTTTGCAGTCTCGGTCCAATCCTCATCAGGAGTAAAGAGAGCGTGTCCAACCTCGTGACCCACCAGAAGGTCATACACGAGACCGCTTGCCTTTTCCCATAGAGGTAGAGTCAACACACGAGTATGAACATTAAAACAAGCAGTAGAGACTTTCTTGTGCTCAACCACGAGATCCTCAGTGGCAAGCAGTTTAGCAAGTTGAGATTTGATTTCGTGGCGAACAGACATTTGATTCGTTTCGTATGAGACCATCATAAAACGAAAGGTCGCCTTTTGGGCGACCCATGTGACGCTTTTTGAACTGGGCGAGTCGTGCTTTTGCTTGCCTCAGTGCTTGCGGTTTAAGTTTTCGTTTCTGAGGTTTCCCAGAATTGTGTTTCCAGTTTGGGACTTGCATTGTTCTTGAATGGTTCAGACCACCATATGCGAAAAACCTTTAACTTTCTCAAACTTTATGACACTTTCAAATTTGTCCTCCATACCAGTCTTATGAGAGATAACAAAAATGTTTGCGTCTTTGATTACATAACGAATGATTTTAAGAAACTCTTCTGTTCCAGTGGAATCCAAAGAACTATCAAAAATCTCATCAAGAATCATTAAGTTAGTATTCACTGAGTTCTTCATTCTTGCAACTTCTCTCCAAGTAAAAAGAAGTGCTAGGTCGATTCTTTGTTTTTCTCCTTCACTAAAAGAGGCATAGGAGAAATCTTCGTGAATTGGTGACTGGACGGTTTCGTTAAATTCCTCATCAAGAGTAAAGTTAATATAGAAGTCCATCATTTGCAGATAACGATTGACCTGCTGATTGATGAGCGGCAAATACTTCTTAATGATTTTGGATTTTACTCCACCGTCTTTGAGCAAACTATACGAAAAATCGTAGTAGTTGATTGTGTCTTTTTTAGAAGCGAGTTCGTCGTATGTAGTTTTTAAATTGTCTCTGAAGGATTCTAACTTCTCATGTTCAGAATTTCGGTTTGCAAGGTTCTCGGTAAGAACTTGAATTTCTGATTCAAGATTTCGGATTTGTCTCCGTAATCCATTAATCTTAATATTGTTTTGAGAAATGCCATTCGTTAGTTTTGAAATCTCCTTCGACAGAGTATTGAATTGACGCTCTCGCTCTTCTTCCTCTTTAATTGCCTCCTCCAGTTCTTTATAACCAGATTGCAACTCCTTTGCTTTATTTTGAGCGTCGGTAATTCTATTTATTCTGAAGGTCTCTTCAATTGACTGTGTGCAGGTAGGACAAACCGTATTCTCAGTGAAGAACTTATGTTCTTTAGTAATGGTAGATACTTTTTGAGAAATCTTACCTTTTAAGTTTCCAAGTTTGCGTAGTTTTTCTGCATATCCAACTAACTTATCTTGCTCTCGGATATACTCATAAAGAGGTTCTTCTAAAGAACCATTCTCTTCCATATGTTGCTGTATTTCTTTATCTAAATCGGAAATTTTTCGATTATTGTTATCAATACTTTCCTTTCCGCGATTCTCAAGTTCCTCAATGAACTCTTGTTGCATTTTAACTTTATCAAGAAGAGATTCTTTCTTCAACTCAAGAACTTTAATATCTTCCTTTGCCTGACGAATCTTCTCTTTGATTACCATATTCATTGAAGAGAAAATCTTAATATCAAGAAGGTCTTCAATCACTTCTCTACGGTGAGCTGCAGAAAGTTGCATAAAAGGAACAAAAGTACTTGAACCTAAGATAACAATTTGAGTAAAGGACTTATAGTTCATTTTAAGAACAGTCTGCTCAAACCACTTCTGTTGGTCCAGAGCAGCAGAAGATTGGTCCAGAGCAGTATCATTTCTCCAAATTTCAAATAGTGCTGGTTTAATACCACGAACTACTTTCCATTCAGTATTTCCAATCGAAAACTCAACTTCAACTCTACAATCCTTCTCATTTACAGAGTTAATAAGTTGTGGTTTATTAATCTTACGAAATGGTTTTCCAAACAAAGCAAATGTAAGTGCATCTAGAACAGTACTCTTTCCTGCTCCATTTGTACCCACAATAAGATTGGTTTTATTTTTTGTGAAATCAACTTCAGTGTACTGTGTTCCTGTACTTAGAAAGTTTTTCCAACGAATAGTTTTAAATAAAATCATGCTCAGTATTTGGAGGAATTACAATATCATCAGGAGTAATAACAGTATACTGGTATCCGTGCATTTCGCAAGTTTTTACCATCACTTCATCTTCAATTTCAATGACGTGCATTTCGGGATATCCATCATCTTCTAACATCATAGCATATCTAACAGCATCGTCCTCTTCTTGAAAGAGATATAAAATATGTTCTCCTTCATCATCAATTACAGAATATGCTCCTTCGGTTTCTCTACCATTAATCGTTAGAATAAACATTTAAACTAATTCACATGCCTCTTGATAAATTTCTTGCATCATTTTTTGAATGACTGATTTAT